ATCTGGTGCCGTAAAGGTTTAAGGGTTCGACCCCCTTAGGAGGTACTAAAATTCAGACGGGAAGGAAAATTGACGGCAATCAATTTTGAAGTACCGGACTGAATCTGCGGACACTGAGTAATTTGCCGATGAAATGTTTCTGTAGTTTTGCTATTTAGTTTATGCGGAGTGAACGTTGGCGATGAGCCGAAGGTCCGCAGGTTCGAATCCTGCATAGCAATCAAATCTACATGGTGGACTTGGTGTAATGGTAGCACGGGACATTGTGGATGTTCCGGTCCGGGTTCGAATCCCGGTTTCCACACACATAAAAAGATTTTTTTCTAAAATAATTTGCATTTTCCTTGCAAGTCCCGAGAAAAAGTGTTATATTTGTACTGTAACGATTAACAACCAACAAAAAATCTAACACTATGCAAAACTCAATCCAATCATCTGCTTTCAATCTTGCAAAAGGAAATAATGGATTTTGGAAATCTGAAAAGCAAGCTGCTTTCCTGATGAGTCAATTTGAACAAAAAGACGGCTGTATTGGATTCGCTGATTCTGGGTATAACAGTTGTCCGATTTATGTTGAGTGGGATGTGACCGGGATTACAAAAATTTGGAAACACTCAAAAACCAAAAAAGGTTATGTGAGTAAAACAATGTTTGTTCGTAAAGATGCAGGTGTTTTAACTGAACTTGAAATCAAAGAGATTAAATCTCTTGAAAGAAAGTTAAAGAAAGCTCAAAAAAGTTATGATGAGCGAATTGAACTTTTTAATAACGGTAAATATTTCAAAACCGAAACACCTAGCGATCTAGATCTTATGATTTACGAAAATGCAAAACAGCGAGATGCTGAATGGATCGCTAATATTCAAAACCGAATTCTCGAAATTAAATCGAAATAAAAAACTTTTTGGTCCTTTAGCTCAGTTGGTTAGAGCAGAGCACTCATAATGCTAAGGTCCCTGGTTCGAGCCCAGGATGGACCACAATTTATTCTTAATATATAAAACAATAAATCTATGCACCAATTATCTATTAAAATGAAAACAAAATCTGAAACTTATCTACAGAAAACGCTTAAATCAACTATTAAGAGTATAAAGAGGTCTTGCAAAAGAATGTATGTTCGTTATGTTTTGTTTTCTAGAAAAATGAATGAGCGTGGCCAGCAGGTATCAGATACACAAAAATACATTATGAGTATTGCAAGAATGGCAATCAACCATCCAGATACTGATTTTGAAGTTGAATATGAATCGGGAAAAAGATATTTAAAAAATGATACGATTGGTCTTTATATAATTTTTTATAAAGCTAGAATTGAAATTACCAATCACGTTTATCATTATGATGTGATTGTTACTGACCGAAACTGGGCAAGAATTTCTAAACTTTACAATGATGTTACTAAAAAGAGAATTCTCGGTTATGAAGAAGCAATTATGTCTAATGTAAAAAATTCACTTTCAACCATTTATGAAAAAATGGTTGAAGCAACATACAAAAAATAAACTATGTTATTTCTTTTTGGAATTGCCATTACTATAGCATTGATTAAAATGTTATTTGTCACTATTCCTGGTGACTGGCGAAATGATAATGATAATTATAATTTAAACTTACTTCGATATGGATTTTAAATGTGTTAATTGCAAAAAAGACGTCTTAGAGATTTACCCAAACGGTCTAACAAAACCTGAAAGCGGTTCATTCACGGATGGTGTTGTTGGTCGATTGTCTGCAGGGTATGGAAGCAAATTTGATGGTTCAAGTTTTTGGATTGCGATTTGTGACCAATGCTTGTCCGCCGGGCTTGACGCCGGAGAAATCAAAGAAATCCCAACGGGCGACAAGATTTATGTCTATGACCTGAGTATGCTCAAAGACGGAGGGACTGTTTATATTGAATCTTCAATTGGTGATTTCTATATTGATAATCGAATTGGTTCAAAAACAAAATCTGGGTTGTACAATGGAGTTCCAGGAAAACACAATGCAGAACTTCTTGATGTAGATACGGCAAACGAACTTAAATGGAAACTTGTCCGACCTCTGAAAGAATACTCTGAAAATCGAGATGCACTTAACAAAGAATTAGCGAGAAAACTTATTATTGACTTTATTCTTTAAAAACTATGAAAACTATATATTTAGCAACAACTGATGATGCAATTCCAATAGTGGCTGCTGATAGCCTCGAAAGATTCGAAGAATTACTTTTTGAATACTTTGGATATCCAAATGACCAATCTATTGAATTCAAAGGATTTTTCCCATTTGACAATTGCGGGTATCCGGATATCTATGAAGGCTACTATGAATTTATCACACCCGATTACGGAAATGGTCCTGAACGGATTGTAGAAAAAATGCACCGTTATTATCTGAACGTAAATGAAATCTAGTTCGTTAGTTTAAATGCCCCGGTGGTGAAACTGGTAGACACGCAGGACTTAAAATCCTGTAGACTGCAAGGTCTGTACGGGTTCGACTCCCGTCTGGGGCACAATGAGGTATGAGATACTCAACAGTCTTTTATCCAAGACTCATTTAACAATGGATAGGGGTAAAAAATGTCTACCGACAGACTTTCGATTCAGGATAAAGGTACCAAGGTTCAGGGCCTCTGACGTATGAACTGACGTTTTAAGCGGGGATGCCCAGCAGGTTTTTGAATAGGAAAAAACCGATGTAACTACCCACCTGTAATCTCAGGGTGGGGAATTTTTGCACCCATAGCTCAATTGGAAGAGCAACAACCTTCTAAGTTGTAGGTTACAGGTTCGAGACCTGTTGGGTGTACTAATGGAAAGTGAACTATAACGGTGAATAGGTCCGCCTGCTAAGCGAGACGTTCGGTAAAACGGATTCGGTTCGATCCCGGCACTTTCCGCAAATAGGTTTTATAGTTCAATGGAAGAATGTTGGTTTGCGGAGCCAAAGATATATGTTCGAATCATATTAAGACCACAATTAGCCGGGTAGCGGAATTGGCAAACGCAGGTCGTAGGTAGCACCGTTCACATCCAGCCTTAAACGTGGTGAATTCTATGGGTTCGAATCCCATCTCGGCTTCAAAATTTAATTGCTATGAATATTTTTTATTTAGACGAAGATGTTAAAAAATGTGCCGAGTATCATTGTGATAAGCACTGCATTAAAATGATACTTGAAACCGCTCAATTATTAGCGAGCGCACACTGGGTGTCTGGGTCGTCAGCACCTTATAAATTAACACATAAAAATCATCCATCAGCAGTATGGACTCGACAATCGCTTTCAAATTACCGATGGCTTTGTCAATTAGGATTAGCTCTTTGTAAAGAGTACACACATCGGTATGAGAAAATTCACAAAACACAAGAGGTTATTACATGGCTAATAAATAATCTACCAGATATCGAGGACATTGGATTTATTGAGCCGCCCAAGGCCATGGCCGACAGCTACAAATTAGAAACCGCTGTGGCAAGTTATCGAAATTATTATCGAATAGCAAAAGGTCGATTTGCGACTTGGAAAAGACGACCCATCCCAGATTGGTTTAACCAGCAGGTATAGTTTAGAGGAAGAATATCAGAATTCGAATCTGATGGCAGGGGTTCGAGTCCCTTTACCTGTACAATAAATTGATAAATAGAATAAAACAGATCATTATGAATGCAACATTTAAAAGGTTATCTGACCACAGAGAAGTAGATTTAATTCCGTATGTTCAAGAACTAATAACAGGCGTTGAAGATGTGAAAATCTATATTGGAACTGACAGTCAAACAAATGGTGCATGGACTCAGTATGCAACTGTAATTGTACTGCATTGGGGGAACCGAGGCGCAAGTGTTCTTTATGCAAAAGAGCGCCTTCCAAGGATCAATGATATGTTTACTCGTTTGTGGAATGAAGTTGAAAGAAGTATCCAAGCCGCAGAGTTTATGGTCAACAGTGGATTGCCCAGAGCAAATTATATTGACTTAGACTATAACCCGGACCCAAAGTACAACAGCAATTCAATTTTGCGTTCCGCAGTTGGGTATGTTGAAAGTATGGGATATGAGGCTCGAGTAAAACCCGAAGCAATTATAGCGTCTTCTTGCGCAGATACAGTATGTCACTAATGGATGGGAAGTAGATTTGTCTACTTCCCTTTTTTGATATATAATAAAAAATAGAAATTATGAGTTTATTAAGATATAATGATTTTATTAAGTTAAACGAAAGTTTTTTAACACCTAAGGGGTTGAAAGAGAGAGTTCTGCGTATACCTTTGATGATTAAAAAAATTGAAAATAGTGAGCCATTTACGATTGAAGGAAATAAGATGTTTGTTGTTACTGATGTCGAAGATGCATTAAGACAAATAGAAGAATTTAAGAAAACCGACATACCAAAGGCAATGATATTCACAGGCAGAATAGATGGAGTACCCGGACAAAGGGTTTCTACATCAAAATTCGTTAAAACAAAAGAATTTGGCGGCGGTGGTGGATCTAGAGGAGGTGCACAGAATACATCATTAACCGAATCAGCACAGTGCTATTTTTGTTCAGCACTCGTTAATGTAATAAAAAATAAAGATGCAAATGATTCTGATTTTACAAAAGAAGTATTAGTATCTGCGGGTAAATGGGTATTTACAACAGAAAGTATTGATACCATTTTGGAAAAACTAACATTAGATTGGCGAACATCTTGCGTTGAGACTGCAAAGCAACTAATGATAAAAGGTTTTATCAAAGAAGGAATGAATTTTCATAGAGGTAGTATATTTTTTAATTCTATTTACGAAAGTGGTAAAAATGCTTTTAATACTATTAAAGACATTCCATGGAATTGGAAAAATGATAAATGGAACCCTGGCGATATATGGGCAGTTGATTCGAGCCAAGAACAGATTATTAGTAATAAATTCAGAGAAATGAACAATAAAAATGCTTCAATCGCTGAATTTAATCAATATCTAAAAAGTGTTTTTAGTCTTAAACAATTGTTAGGAATTTCGTTAAAGAAGATTGAAAATTCTAGTTCATTAAAAATAGAAATAAATAATGATCCTGAGATTCCAAAACAAAAATATGAAGTAGTAGAATATCGGCTATCTACTAAAGATTTCTGGTCAGCTAATAAATGTTTTATAGATGTGAAAGCTGGGAACAATCCAATTTTAAAATTAGAAGGAAGAGCATTCAATCTCTTTGAGAACTGGGCACTCGAAATTCAAGGAAGTACAGCAGCAGGAGGGAAATGTGGACTAGGTGCCATTTTAAATTATATACAAAATTCAAATGCAAATTTTTATGGTTTTCCCGGAAAAATAAATCCAAAAGACGCAAATAATAAAGTTAGAATGAGAATGAACGGATTGGGTGGGAGTGGTGAACTATATTCAGAAATATATGAACTTTATTTGAAAATACAAAAAACGAATAAAGTAAAAAATATGGAACCATATTCAGAAAAAGAATTTAAAAATAAAATAAAAGAAAAGTGGACTGACGGCCGTACGATGCCTTGGGTTTTTTCAAAATATGCTGGTATGCTTGTAATAGATTCACTAACAAGTTTAAATAACCATTCCGTAGAAACAGATATCATTAATAGTATAGTTTTGTTTGCAACATCAAATACCGCAGAATCTTCAATATTCCTTAAAGTTTACGAATAATTTTAAATGAAAGAAAACTTTTCAGTAGTTACTGAATATATAATATGAGCCATGCTTCGGATGGTTCAATATGGTGGATTCAATTTTAATCACTAAAAAAACAGAAAAACATTATGAAACAGAAAAATTCAACAAACCCTGCCACTGGATGGCAATCAAGAGACGAGTTTTTGTCTCCATTTTCCGTAGTATTTGACCGCTTGTTTGACCAACATTTTCCCGAATTGAAACAAGATTTTGGAATTTCGTTCAGCAAAGGTGCTTACCCAAAAGTAGATATTATTGACTATACCGACTCTGTTTGCATTCACGCTGAAATCGCCGGATGGGATAAAGAAGATATCGAAATTGCAGTCGAAAACGGTATATTGACAATAGCCGGGAATTTATCCGTTGGAACTAAACCGTTAGAAAACGGTACCTATATTGTTAAAGAACTAAAACGTTCAACATTTACACGCTCGTTCCGCTTGGCCGATAAATTAGATGAAAATTCAGTTAATGCTTTATTTGAAGATGGATTACTAAAAATTAGCATTGCGAAAAAAGAAGAAGAAAAACCAATGAAAAAAATTATTTCCATTAAATAAAAAAAATCCAAAATCCATCATATCCAAAAGTTCTGTCCAAAAGACAGAACTTTTTTTTGATATATACACTATAAATTTTAAAAAACAAAAAACAAAAAACAAAAAATTATGAAACACATTAAAACATTTGAAGGATTCCTAAACGAAGATTCTTCTATTTTAAACAATCTTAAATCAGCCTGTAAAGGGGCTACTTTTTCGCCAGGTTCAGTTGGTGAAGTACCAGAAGGGTATACTAATGCAACTGCATATGACGTTGAGCATCCAGATGCTGACGAAGGATTTTCTGTATTAATTTACGATGACTCCGATTTTTGTTTTTTCTATGATGCAACGCCTGTAGTAACATCATTAAATACGCCAAAGGAAAAAAGGGATAGTTATGATAATTTAAATCCTTATCCAAAACCTTTATCTAAATTAACACCTGCAATTTGGAAAGAAATTCTTAGAGAAATTGGTGAATAATAGATTTTTTAAAAATCCAAAATCCGTCATATCCAAAAGTTCTGTCCAAAAGGCAGAACTTTTTTTGATATATACACTATAAATTTTTAAAAAAATGAAAAGTTATGAAACACATTAAAACATTTGAAAGTTTTATCAACGAAAATAAACTTTACGAAGGCTATTTATCCTGGAACTCACCGGAACTTGCACGATTTGAGAAAAAAATAATAACGCCAGAGTTAGGTGAGTTCGTTAAAGTCGTGAGAACCATTACACCTGAAAACCTTTTTTTAGATAAAAAGGCTAAATATATTGATTCTGTTTCTAATTGGAAAAATATTTATAGGTCCACAACTACTGGTGATTACGCCGATATTTCGCCAAACGGCAAAGTTATTAAAGCTGCTGTTAATTTTAACGGTGTGATGATAGATTTAATTTATATTAATTCAGCATATGATATGTGGGGCGACAAAGCACCAGTTTATATGAAAACACAATATGCAAAGGAAACTACTTCAACTTTAAGTTATTGGGAACAAGAATTTAAAGACTTCGGACCAAAAATTACAGCTAGATTAGTATATAATCCAAAATGGGACGCTAAACTTAAAAATTATAAAACAGCACTAAAAACTGGAATTCAGGAATGGAACAAACAAACAAAAAGCACACTCAACGATGATATGCTATTAAAATTAGAAAATCTATCAAAAGAATTTTTTGATCTTAGCAAATACATTACTACAAACATTATTATACTCATGGCGGAGGAGATATATAAGTATAATAAACAATATAATCTAGATTAGATATAATAGTCATTAATAAATATCTATTTTTTCTAAAAAAGTTGGCATTTTCCTTTGAGATGCCAACTTTTTTGATTATATTTGTATTGTAATAAATGAATCTTAACAATCAAATCAAAAATTATGAAAACTGTTAATCCCGCAATTTCTTCTGTGAAACCCAATCTCAAACTTCAAGAAACTACTGGGTTTCCATTCCTAATGTTTTACATTTCAACACAGGTCGTCAATACTCCAGTTGACTTTGAAAACCCTGGTCACATCAAACTGATTAATCTCTTAAATGACCAAGAAAAATCAATCAAACAAAAAGGTGAACTTTCACCTAGCGAAATTCAGGCCGGGAGGCGTTTGTTCAAAAAGGTTCTCAACGAATCCGTTTCTTATTCAAAATATGATGGTGCTGATTGTAGTTTTCGTTTAGTAAACGACCCTACTTCTGAATGGCCTTACGGAAAATGCGAATGGTTCAACTCTCCATATAGTGTAATTGTTGAACTTATCTAAAAATTCAGTTTGATATATACTACAAGATTAAAAAATAAAAAAACCAAAAAATATGTCGCACATTTTAAATTTTGAAGACTTCTTGAATGAAGGGGCCAAATTTAACCCAAAACCGTTCAACCAAGTAAAACCTGGAAACACTGCTCATGTTCTTGGCCATGACGGCGCATGGGAAGTTTTAGCAACTGGTTATGGACGTGATTACGAATCTAAATTAAAGAAGTACGATACCTATAGGACCATTTCTGTTATGAAAAAGAATCCTGGTAACTATGGTATGGAAAAGTCTGACTTTGATGAGTTAGAATTAATTGCTGTAAAACACGGTGATATGATAAACGTTTATACTTATGATGACGGTGGCGCTTGGGTAAATAAATAATAAAAAAAACCAAAACTATGGAACACATTTTAAATTTTGAAGATTTCTTAAATGAAGCAGACAAACCCTACAAAGATTCAAAGGGCGAAACTTTTTACAGCAATGTAAATATACCTGGATTTGATCCAACAAGTTCAGTAAATGCAGGCAAAGAATGCGCAACATTAGCAGCACAATTAGTAAATTATTGGGAAAAAGGAAAAAAAATTGATTCTAACAAGTTTTTCATCCGAGACGAGAAATGGTTGAATCCGGATAAGCTACCCAGAGAGAATTACAGTTTTACGGTAATCTCCAGAGCAAAACCAACAAAAGACCTGCGGGTTGAAGTTGAGTTTAGAGACGGAAACTATCGTGGTGAAGTTGTAAATGAACTCTTTGTAAAAATCTATAGAGTTGGATAGCAGAAACTTGTTCTGCACAACAATAAAGATATACGGAACTTAGGACCGTTGTGGTTGTGAAAGCCACGAAGCCTATCTAGTGTCGCTACCGGGTAGGCTTCATTATTTAAAACTTTATCTGAATTTGGTATATAAATTATGCAGTGATATATAATTTGAATCAAACTCAATTCTATGGAAAACAAAAAATATTCAGATTGGGACAATGTAGTTGTCCAATTGGTAAAGGGTGAAACTTCTGTTGTTGCTATGCAAATGTACCGTCAGGATTTAGAAATCCTATCAGAAACACACGGCGAGGAAAGAGCAAAAATTATAGAGTTAATGATCCAAGCATTAGAAGAAGAATTAAGAAACAAGAATATTAATATTAATTAACTATGCCTTTTGTTAAAGACTTTTCATCTTTGATTGCTCGAAGTGAATTTTCTTTAGAAGTTCCAAAATGGAAGCCATTGACGATTGAATATGGTTACGAGTACATCAATGAAGTCTTAGCATTTTATTGGAGAGTCAAAGGAACAACTCACACATTTTGGGCATTTTATCATCAAGTAGCCCAAGACGCCAACGGTAAACAAGATGAACATATTAAAACTATTTTGGAAACTTTTCGCACCGATTACTTGGGATGGCTTTTCAGTGGTCTTACCGAGTCTTGGATGCGAGAATACCACGAGCAATACAAAAATTTTATCGAACTCTGAAAATCAAATTGAAATGCTAGACAATTCTATTCAATCAACTGAAACTAAATGGTTTCAATGGATTAAAGGTGATAATGTCGGAAAAACTGTTGAATGGACTGGGGAATCCATATACGATGAGCACTTGGATATCAGTTTTTTAATGTTTAAAGACGGCTCACGAGTAAATGAAGATCTCGTAGGCGAATGGATTATTGAAGTTGCATACCCCGGACAAGGGAATCCCGTTAGCGGTCAATCAGTTATTAAAAAGAGACAAGAGTAAAACCTGCTCCGGCTACTGACACGCCAACAGAAGAAGATTTTAAATCTTCTTCTCCAATTTATCAAATCCTAAAAGACAGTAAAAAAACTAAGGTAACGATAAATATATCTTTATTAGTTGAAACGCCACCTGCTAATCTAATGTCGGTGTTAGCTGAAACCTATCAAGATGGAGAAAATCAAGTCTTAGATTACATTTCAAAGTCAATAAACATTAATGACTTAAAAGGACAAATTGCTCGACAGATTTGGTTGTCAGCATTTGAGCCAGATCGTAAAATTACACAACAAAAGAAAACAAGAAGAAATGGAAATGAATCAACCGAAGACTGAAATATTGTTTGACCACCCTGCATTTTCTGTGGTTAACATTGATGGAACGGTCGGCGTAACAATGAAAAAAATATCCGTTGCAGTTTTGCCTTATAAAACTGATGGCAACGGAATGGTTAAGGAAATTGGAATCCTCAAAGAATGGAATCCGCTTCGCCCCGGAAACTATTGTGAAACATTAATTACCGGAACGATTGAATATGAAGACGACAGTTTGTTATATACAGCGAGAAGGGAACTTAAAGAAGAAGGAGGATATAATCTTAAAGAAGAAGATAATGACCGTTGGTTGTTTTTAGGCGGTATTTTTCCGTACAAAGATAGCGACCGTTTGGTTCCGGTTTTTGCTTGTGATATTACACAATTAGAGCAAACCGAAGCAGAAGGTGACGGTTCAACTCAAGAAGAAAAAAGTAAACTAATTATGACAGATATAAGTAAAGGAATTGCATCGGATGATGGCTTATTACTTTCTGCATTCTTACGACTATTTAATTATATGTACGCAAAAACCATAGACAATGTACAACAGAAAACAAAGAAGAAAAATTGAAAAAGAATTAGGTCTACTTGACAACCTTAAAAAAATGTCACCCGCTGAACGAAAAGAAGTACAAAAAAGAAAGAGAGAAATGGGTCGTGAAATCCATTTAAGAAACACTCAAGAACGCTATAACGCCTTAGAACAATCTGCTGCTGAAAATTCTGCTAAACTCCTTCAAAATCTAATTGCATCCGGGATGTCTGAAGAGAATGCCCAAAAAGAGCTTGCTACAATACAAGCAAAACACGAAGAGCGAGAGGCAAGGATTGCCCAGAAAAAAAACAGATAAGATGTGAACTTATATATTACATTTGATAACAAAGACAAAGTAAAAAAGGCGTTTTTAAATCTTAGAAAGTACATTTTACTTTCAATTGATGAAATAATTGAAAAATTAGGCTATAATCCAAATTCCCTGGATGATTGTGCAAAATTTTTGGTTAATCGAGAAATTCAAACTCAAATCAAAAAAGGCGCGACTCGGAAAAAAGCTTATGGCCTAATCTATTCAAATCCAGATTTGGATGACCTAAAAATCCGAGAGCTCATCTATTTCTGCTCGGAGATTGATGCAATCAGTGATGTCTATTTCCTAACAGAAAAAGGAAAAAAGGAAGACTATTATGAACTTTTTGACGGTGTTATATTTTACCCAATTCTAAGAAAAGTTCATATCATTGACTGCAAAGCATACCCTGCTGAGATTGCATTAGATGAGATTAATCGGAATTATTTCTTCGACTAAACCAAATTGATTTAGTCTTTCTCGAATTAGTTCTAATTCTTCGATGAGTGCATATCTTTTTCTTTCAGTGATAAACTGATAAAAGCCTTGTACCAATGGAGCAAGTGGGATTACATAGTATTTATTATCAGAAACACAATGAACTGTGCCAACAGGTAAAAATGTGTATGTTGGATTCAGATAAGAATCGTATTTAATACTTAAGACACACCCAGAATTATTATCATATCCTTCGCCATCCATTAAGGAGAAAAAGTTGCCCAATGACCAAACAACTAATTTATTTCCTTTTTGCATTCCTCCCTGGAAATAATGTGGATGGCCGCCTATAACTATATCCGGGCCAAGATCACTTATTCGCTCAAGTTCTCGTCGCTGTCCGGGTGTGGAGTCTCGGGAGAGCTCTCGGACTGTCCCATTGCGTTTTTGATTTGCGAGATGGAGCCCAGCAATGAGGACATCGGATCCCTTTTTCGCAAGATTAATTTCTTTTTTAATACCGGATTCTTCGTAAAAGGAGATGACTCCTTTTGAGTCGGCGGTATCAGCAGACTCTTTGAGAACATTGCTTTCGGATTGATTGATTTTTTTCTGCCCATTGATAAATTGTGTATGATTTATAAAAGATAAACTAAAGTCATTAACAGTAATACCCTTATAGTAAGGTTTTTTGTTTAATTTATGTAATCCTATTTGGTCAATTTTATGGTGTTCTAGTGTGTCTACAGTACGATAGACGCCATCAACACCCCAATCGAATGAATGATTGTTTGCAGTAAAAAGAAAGTCAACATGGTTGCTTAAGTACTCTGCAAAATAATCACCACTTGAAAACTTTGGATAATTTGAAGTAAGACCAGAAAATGTAGTTTCCAATTGCCCGACCACATAGTTATGAGTTTTCAAAAATGGCGAGATGTACTTAAACGGGTCGCCATTGACTATGGAATTGACTGCGCCTCTTTCGCACATCAACTCACCTAAGACAGCTATTTTTACAGTTCGGCTGTCGAACTCTGAAAAGGTTGGTAGTCTCATTTTTTATCAAATAGAAGTTTATCAGTTGATTTTTTCACTGGTGGAATCATTTCTGCTGATTTGGGCTGCGGTTCTTTATCTCCGGTACCTTTTTTATTTGATTTGTAATAACCAAGTATTGCTTCAATATTATGCTCAGCAATTGTAATTTTGTCTTGAATCCAAGCTTCTAAATCTTCACCATCTGAAATTACCTGCATTAATTTTGCAATATTGTCAGCGGTATTTTGAAGCTTTTCAAGATACATTGCACCTTCTGCTTCTTCTTTGAGATTTCTACTTTCGAAATCTGAAAATTTTAAAACGTTTTTCATTTTTTTATTGAATTATTTTTTGAAATAAGGTCATTGACCAGTCATTTGATATATATATTTAAAATAGATTTTTTAATATGGCAATAAATGTCCCAACAGGTGAGCTTGCAGAAAAAGCAGCAGATGCGGGTTTTAGTTTCAATAATCCCAATCAAGCAACTGAGCCCGGAAACCCGCAAGGTGGAGCGGTGAATCCGCCATATAAAGTAGCAATTATTATTGAAACTCCAATATTGATTACTTATCAGGATATCACATTTGCGGGTCCAAGTGGAGTCCCGCAAGTATTTCCAGGAAGCCGTGCGGAATTCGAAACGGCACAAGGCGGAGCACAATTTGTATTCCCTCCAAGGGGTGCTACAAATAGTGAACTCAATCCAAATGGAAATACAAATACACAGACAGTAAACAATAATTCAGATATACAGGATGAAACACAAACGTTTGACAAAAGATTAATTTTTATTACTAATACGAGTGATAACCCTAATGATATTCGAGTTGTTTATTCTTATTCTGCGGACCCTCGAGATATTGCTCCACTTGTTGATGGATTTGTACTCAGTGAAAGTGGGATAGGCGGACCGAAGGACGGTGGAACCAAAGATGGGGAATCAAAAATAGTAAACATTCAAGATAAAAAATTATCGCAAACTGATTATTGGAATGGTGTCGGTCTAAGCTCTTTTCGAGGTGTTCCTTCGATGATGTCTGAAAACTCTTATATTAATTTTATCGCAAGTGGTGGTTCTGATGCTGAAAGTGATTCATTAAAAACATTAGTCGACCGTGAAGGACAAAAAAGATGGTATGACAACACAGCACAGTTTGACAAAATCCAAGATGACAACACACCAATAAGTACAACTCAAGAATTAACCGTAAACGATTTAATTACTTGGTCACAAAAAGATGATAATAAAAAGTTTCCATACCGATATCAAGATTTTGTTTTTTGTAAGTGGTTTAAAAAGATACCTCTCAATTACATGGTAACGCTTCGTAGATATACAAGGCCCGTAATTGATAATGTTACATCTGGAGCAGATCAAAATTATAAAAACACTGGAAAGGGTGATAAATTATCTTCGGTTACTCATGCTGTTACTTTTTTGGGAGAAGACACTGGGAATAAAATTTCTTCAATACTTGGCCCAATTGAAGCTAAATTAAAATGGAAAGAACTCAAAGCTGATGTCTGGAAAATAGAGCCAAACGGTTCGCCTGCAGATGCAAGTTCCCCTTATCCAAATTTCGCACGAGGACTTGGCCTTGTCACTCAAGGCGTTGAAGGCGCAAAAGATAAACCTGAGCCAGTTACGCCACCAGACCCATACAACAACGGACCGTATGCTAATAAAATAATTGGGCCTGTAACCGTAATTGATTCTACATTAGGTCGTGAAAGAGGTATTGAATTTACTCATAGTATCAGTTTACAATTTGAATATGTAGCAAGAAGTATTGGAGGTGTTAACAGTAAAGCAGTAATGTTAGATATTCTTGGAAACTTAATGATTTTAACTTTTAACACAGCTGCGTTTTGGGGTGGTGAAAATCGTATGATGCCTAATGCTGATCACGGTAATTTATCTCCATTCTTAGGTGGAGACGCCGGAAAACAAGCTTGGATTGAAGGAAATCCAGCAAAATTCTTTGATGCTGTTATGACGCAATTTTCTGCCGCGGGAAGTAATTTATCTGACTTATTTAACGAAGTAATGGACAATCCGATTGAAGGACTAAAAAAAGTAGCAGCTGGTGCAGCGTCTGACTATATGAAATTTAACTCAACTCGAGCTAAAGCTAGTACCCACCAACTCCGCTCCATTCTCACAGGAGATCCTGTTGGCGAGTGGCACATTACTGTTGGCAATCCAATGAACCCAATAATGATGGTTGGCAATTTAGTTTGCGATGGAATTAAAATTGAGTTTAATGACGAACTTGGCCCCGATGATTTTCCAACTGAAATTAAAGCAACTGTTACATTAAAACATGGAATGCCAAGAGATAAAACTGCGATTGAATCAATGTTCAATAAAGGTTCTGGACGTTTATATTCAGTTCCGCCCGGATTACAAAGCGGCCTAGATATAGAATCGTCTTCAACTAACCAAACACCAGTAGATGAAAGTTCTAAAGAAAAGAAACAAAATTCTCAAAAAACAGGAGGGGGTTCCAGTCAAAATCCTTTACTCGGAGACCCAGCGCAAATTGACCAAATTGCAAGTAGCGCAGCAAAGGCATTAGCACCTGTCAAAAATGCCGCAATTGCAATATATAACAACGGATTTGCGAAGGGTGAAGGTGATAAAAGTAAAGGAACAAAAACAAAGTCCTAATAAAAAATATTTAAACTATGCCATTTAAGTTCATATCAACACAAGAAACTAAAAAACGCATCACTGATAAAAAAGGTAATGATTATATTGATTTTTTAGAAAAAGATATTAATTACACGCCGGGTGAATTTGGTCCAATTGCAATAAATTATTATTTTGTTCCAGATTCAAATGTTATGCGGCCGGATTTAGTAACAATGGATATGTATGTAGTAGTTGATGACTACATGGAAATGTTATTAAAATTTAATGGGATTAGTAATCCTTTAGCAATTGATAAAGATGATATTTTTGTAATGTATGAGCCGTATAGTGCATCAAAAAATATGAGAAACAGCGGTACTAACCTGGAAGCAAAAAATGATGTTAGAGAGCAATACTTATCGCCAGAGAAGAAATCAAAAATTGACCCAAAACTAAAAGAATTCGAAAAGAGAAATAAACAAAGTATTAAAGTTGAAAGTACAAATCTACCGCCCAATTATGCAGCATTCGGCGATAAAGAAATTGAAATCAAAGGCGGGAAGATTTATTTTGGTCCTAATGTTTCAAAAAGTATTACAGAAGTTGGAGATTCAATTAGTAAAAGTGATTTTATTGCTCGTTTAGTAAAAAATGGTAAAAAGTAATGCCACAAGAAGAAAAAAGTATAATCCGGTCAATCATATCGCCAGCAATCGAACTTGACGACATGGTCTTTGATGATGCATTCACAGGAACAAGTAAAAACTTACCAGAAAATCTTCAAGGTAAAAAAACAGGAAGACAAATGCATTTAGAAGCTGGTACAGATTATCCACAAGTAACTATTAATTCATATACATTTAACCAGCAAGAAATGAATAAGTTACAAATAGATGCAACTGGGTTTTTGCCTAAGTTGTATTTAAAAATTGTTTTAACAAATACTGCTACTTTTAAATCGCATGGTTTCCCAAAGGACGGTGACATTATTTCGATTTTTATTAGAGCAAAAAATGATGCATTTAAGCCAATTCGAAATGATTATCTTGTAACAGCAGTTAATGGGGGCAAGGGCGGACGAGAAGGAACAGGCGGTTCTTTAGAAATATACGGTGACTTATTTATACCCAGAATGCTTGATGAGAATAAAAAGGCGTTTACTGGAACTAGTTTTGACGCTTTGCAAAAAATATGCAAAGACTTAAATCTTGGTTTTGCAACAAATGAAACATTTACAGATGATGAGCAGCCATGGATTAATCCAAATGACACATATCAAAAATATATCCAAAAAATAGTTAACCATGCTTGGAAAGATGAATCCAGCTTTTTTTCTTGTTTTATTGATGTTTATTACCACTTAAATTTTATTAATGTTAATAATCAAATAGATAGCGATGGTTCGATTGATGCCGCGATTATTGACACTACCGTTAACAAAAATTTTCTAAGTGATTCCGACCAGGAAGAATCAACGCAAACACAATTTGCAAAGCTTCTTTCAGATATGGATAATTTTAAAGGAACAAATATGTATATTACAGGGTATAAAGTAGAAAATAATTCAGCAGATGTGGTAAAAGAGTGGGGATATAAAAGTTATGTTCAATTTTTTGACCAAGCATCTGGGCAGCCGTGGGAAATATTTGTCGACCCTATTACAACGCCCGGTGCTGAAGAGAAAAAAATATTACTTAAAGGTCGGTCAACAATTAAAGGTCCCGACGGCCTGTCAAAGGAAAAATGGTGGGAGTCACAAAACAAATATTTCTGGCGAGGAATTCAATATAGAGATGTCCATGACAAATATTTATATGCGGAAATTTGGAACGAGCGAAATGTCTCAGAATTAACTAAATTGTTTATTGAAGCGGATGTTGAACGTTGGAATCCAAATATATACCGAGGCGAAAGACTGCCAATAGTTTTGCACACACAGTCAGATGTTTCAAAAAGAAAACTAGACTCAACACCCGATGACCAACAAAAACCTACGTCAGATACTACAGCCGCGATGGATCAATTTTACAGTGGATACTATATGGTTGACGGTATGATATTTACATATACTATGTCCCCTAAGTCTACTGACTATTCAGACAATCCAAAAAAAACAAAACCAGAACCTGGAATGACACAGACCTTTAAATTAACTAGAAGAGAATGGCCTGTTCCTGGTGGACCGCCAAATGAAACGCCAACGTTTGCAAATTAAAAAATTAAAATCAATAAATGAATAAAACTGACTCGATAACGAAAAACTTCTTAAATGGAAACGGGCAATTCAACCCAAGTCCGTTTAAAAATCTTAATCTAGATATTGGCTTTTCAGAAGACGGTCGTCCTACTTTTGGCGCATCAGGCGGTGTAGATAAATGGATTGCGAATGAAGACCCAACATATCTGGGATTTTGGGTATATTTACAACCAGAGTTAGCAGTATCGGCCGCAAATGATAACTATAATCGAGATTATTTACCGCAAGGCTTATTGATTCCCGATAATATCAGTACAAGTGAACAAGCTCAACAACAGCAAGCAGATTCAATTGTTGGGTACTTAAGAAGAAGAAACGAGTATTATCGAGCAAAAATGATGGAAGAGTTCCAAAACGGATTTATTAAAATTTTCAAAAAAGCGCCGTGGATGATTCAAAAGATATCTGGTGTTGATGCTTTATGGAAAATTAATCCAGCAAATAATTTTAGAGGAAAGGATGTAGTTATCACATTTGAGTGCTTAGAGTCTATTGATTTAAAAATGACATATCTTTTAGATTTATATCGAAAATCTGTTTGGGATGCAACATATCACCGTTGGGCTGTTCCGGATTGCCAACGATATTTTATGATGGATATAGTAATTGCTGAAATTCGAACTATGCAGCGCCCTGGTCTTCTTGGACCATTTAGCTTAGGAACGTTTCATACTTTTAAATGTGAATACTGCGAAATTGACCCATTCTCTGAAGAACCCGGATATCTTGCGACTGTGAACAGATACACTGAAGGAACGCCGGCTTCTGTGAAATTTAAAGTAAAAGTTGGAGCGGTTAGAGAAGTTAACAAATATGGGTTACTCGGTGCATATCTGCAAGATACAAAATATGCCTTCGAGCGAGGAAAATCATTTAGAGATAGTTCATTCGAAGGCGGGGATGGAACTAAAGTTCTACAAAGTTTTCAAGACTATTTCACGGCACTCGGTGGAGCGCAATATCTAGTCAATGCGGCCGAGAATATTGCAAAAAATGTTAAAAACAAAATATTACTGGGTAATGTTTATGGGTTTTCACTCAGTAATGCAATCAATGCTTTGCAAAGTGCTATTAATAATCCCGAAGCTGCAGCAAGAAATCTTTTTTCAAACGCCGGGGTTGCTAGCCCAATTGCTGACGCCCTTTCATCTAATATTCAATTAACAGGTCCAGAGATCGAATTAGTACAAGACACAATCGGTTCAATTGAGATTTTAGCAAATGCAGTTGCCGGAACGGATTTGGAAAACCAATCAATTGAGACCATTGTTAATACTATCACATCGAGTCGCCTTCAGGGCACAGCATTAGGAAGTGCTAATTTAACAAGTGCCCAATCTGCAGTATCAACTGTAGACTCGGTTACTTTAGACTCACCCAGCAAAAATATAATAATTGACCCGGTACGTTTAGCATTAGATAATAATGGTGGTTCTTTAATCGGAAGTCCGGGAAAAGTTGTATTTGTTGCACCCAATGTAAATACTGGATTGCCCGCAAGTGTTCAATTAGACAGTACATCAGAATCTGGGTTACAATCACCTAAAGTTGAATTAACAAGTCCAAGACCGTCTGAAAATCAATTAGGCCAAGCTGAATTAACAGCGCCATCCATTACAAACACGCCAGGCGGAAATGTCGAATTAGAAAGCCCGGAAACTAATAATAACGCAGGTGGATCCGTTGAACTCGAATCTCCACCTGCTACACAGGCAACTGAAACCAAAGTTGAATTATTGAGTTTCCCAATCGTTAATAGTTCTGAAACTTCTGTTGAGTTAACAGGTGCGAACCCTTCCGGGTCTGCTGGTGGAATTGTTGAATTAGAAAGTAATTTTGAAATTTCAAAAATCCAGAGTTCTGTAGAATTAGCCGGGCCACAAATAAATAATGCGATAGACTCTAATGTTAATTTAGAAGGTCCCGAAATTGCATCAAGTGGATTGCCAAGTATTGAATTTGAAGAACTGCCTAAAGGAGTAGCAAATGCCTCAAAGGTTGAATTTACCGAACCAGAGAAAGGAACGTTTTCCGGCGGGAATATAGGTCTAGTTGCACCGGAAACGACACCAGCAAAACTAACACAAGTCGACTTGATTGCACCTACGGTAGGTAATTTAACGGCGTCTAAAGTCGACTTAGAAAGCCCAACGATAAATACTAATATTGAAGGAAACATTAACTTAAGTGGTCCGTCAACGAGTATTAGTTCAGGCGACTTAAATAATGTAGCATTCGATGATAATTATACACCAAGTAAAATAAGTGGAAATGTCGGTTTAGTTGAACCAACAAACGATGGTATTTTACAAAGGGACGTGGATTTAACAGGTCCCGATGTTAATTTAGTAGAAAAAATACTGGGAAAAACTAATTTAGAATAAAATGGCAGGTTTAACCAAAGATGATTTAGTAAGTAAAATATTTATTGGAGAAGTCGTTGACAACAACGACCCGGAACAGGAAGGTCGCTGCAAGATTAAAGTTTTTGGACTTTTTGATGGCGATAGCATACCCTCGGAATCAATACCTTGGGCTCAACCTTTTGGCCGAAAGATGTTTGCAGGTGGCAGCAACGGCGGATATGCAGATATCAGTGTTCCAAAAATTGGAACATATCTTCGAGTTCAATTTGCTGAAGGCGATTTAATGGCCCCGGAATATACAGCAATTCAATCTGTTAACCCAGAAGTCAAAGCTGAAATCGGTGATACATATATTAACTCACACGTTTTGGCATATGATGTTGATGAGGAAATGAAGATTTTTTATACACCCGGAAAGGGATTAAATATCTTTCATAAGGATTCGCAAATAATTATTAACCCGGATTCAAGTATTACAATCGAGCATGCTGCTACTGATAGTATTATTGAATTAATTGGCCCACAAATTAATATTGTTGCTCGTGAAAAAGTAACCGTGACTGCACCGAATGTAACTATTGACCATACAAGTACAATTGAACTAGGTGAAGGAGCTGCAGAAAAACTAGTTTTGGGCGATACATTTTTAACATTGTTTAATTCACATACACATATTGGAAATTTAGGGGCACCGACAACCCCGCCGACGGTTCCAATGCAACCACAAACACATTTAAGCGGCCGCGGCGGTTCACCCGTGGTCAAAACACTTTAAAAAATAAAAAATATGCCATTAGTAAAAGACATACTCAAAACAAGTATTGAGACAAATTTAAAAAATAAATTATTACTTGATCCAAAGGTTAAAGAATCATTACGTAAAAAATTAGACGGGAGTTTATTAAACGGCATCAAAACTGGAAACAGCACTTTACACGATGCTTACGAATCAATAAAAATAAAATCGGAACAAATTTTAGGTTTTGAATATGACCCAAGTGGTTTAGTTGCTCAAAATGCAGAGGAAATTATTCGTAAAGTTACGTCAAATGAAATGGCGAATGCGCTGTCCGAAGCAATCGTTGATTGGATGGCAGAACAAATTGTGCCAGCAATTGCAGTATCCGTCGCTAATAATGTTGATACTTTTGTACGTTCAGCAACTATTATAACCCCTGCCGGGCAATTAACTGCGGGTGTAAGTCCAGCTGGCCCAACAACAGGTGCAACAACCACGCCATCGGCGCCAGCGTTAATCAGTTAATTTAAATTGATATATAACTAGATAATTACATTTTAAAACATTTAAAAAAACAAACAATGAATTTGAGTCAAAATCAAATAGACGATTTTAATTGGGCTCTTTTGGACGCGGACACAGCGAAAAGAAAAAAAATCCCGAATGCAGAAATTTTATCCAAATATAATGATTTGGTGTATAACCATTCAGATTATGCAATTTCTTATTATGAAGAACTATTAAAAATAGAAATGCCAGACGGTGAACCTGTTGTTGGCTCTGCTTTTCAAATTTCTGATATTGTTCATACAAGAGGCAGTGAAATTAATTTTAGTATTAGAGGCGGGTTTGAATGTATTGCTGATATGGCAAGTGAACGTGGGTTTATTGACAGTATTGGATTTAAACATTATGAAGAATTTATTCAATTCCTCGATACACCCGAAGGTCGTGAAGAATTTTTAGCAAATGGTTATTATTTAGTAATCGAACAAGTAAAACCTTATTTAAAAGGTTCAATTACAAAAGGTCAGATTCTAAAAACAAAAGACGAATTTTACGAGCAAATATTCAATCCAACTTCTGCGTATTTTGGAACAATTTTGGAAAAGAATCAGGGTGGATTCTTTGTTAATGTACAAGGCGTAATTGGATTCTTGCCGGGTTCTCTTGCTGCCGCGAATATTGTAAGAAATTTTGATGAGATGATTGGAAAAACAATTCCACTTATGGTTGAGGACTATTTGGAAGGAAGTGACACTTTTGTTTTCTCGTATAAAAAATATGTTAAAACAGTATTGCCACAAAAAACAAATGAACTTGGCGTTGGAAATCAATATACTGGAACTGTGACAGGGGCAACTAAATTTGGCGTCTTTATCGAATTTGACGAGATATTTACTGGTTTGTTACACACATCAAAAATGTCAGAAAGTGACTTAGAAAGATTTAGTAATCGTGGATATAAATCCGGAGACTCTATTACGTTTTGGATTCAGGAAATTTCTTATGACAAGAAAATAATCCTAACAAGTATTGACCCGGCGTTACAAAGAAAAGAGTTGGAAGACTACCGCAAATCTCGCTTGGATGAAGTTATCAATGGAGAGATTATCAATGTCAAACCTTTTGGGATTACAGTCAGACTTAATGATAATATGATTGGTATTATTCCAGGTAAAGAACTTAAAGCAAAAAAACAAGGCAAATTTAATGTTGGCGAAAGTGTTGAAGTTAAAATTGGCTATGTTACCAATAACAATCGTTTGCATTTGAAATTTGCAGATAGCAAGTAGAAAAATAAATTTATTCAATGCGTATTAAGAAAAACTATTCCCGAGAGGAAATATTCGATGCTGCCCGAATTGGGGTTGAATTTGAATTCTTTTCAGATATAGATAATGGTGTGGATATTGCCAGAAGTATCGGAAAAACTGTCGGAAAGCGAGTAGTTGTTCCCATGTCCATTAAGGGACTGGACGATGAAAAATTAACTTATCACTCAGCAGTTAAACCATCAGATTCAGTATTTAAATTAGAACTGGATTATTCGGGTGGTAAAAAAATGCGAGAATTGGTAACGGGCCCAATGGGATATAAAGAAAGTAGAAATGTTATTATCAAAATGTTAGAATGGATATCAAACAACGGTTATACCAATAACCGTTGTGCCATTCACTTAAATATTAACATTGACGGAAAGCAATTGCCAACTAGGCATTTAGTTTCTTCATTGCCAATAACAAAATTTATTCTTTCCTTTGACGAGAATAAAGTTTATGACCTCTTTCCAGATCGCAAAGATAATGTTTATGCCCGAAGCATCAAACAGATTGGGTTTAACGATATTCTTTTTTATACACCTAATCTATCTAGTTATGGAAACTCAGTTCTTAATCTCCCAACTGAAGAAAAATATTATGGTGTTAATTTTACAAAACTTCACAGGGGCTATTTAGAATACCGATACCTGGGCGGAGAAAGTTATGAAAAGAAAACGAAAAAAATTCTAGAAATATTAGAGTACTTTGTTTTGCATTTATACGAAACTTTAAATTCTGATAGTCTCACGGGTTCTGAGGTTGCTGAATTTAAAAAATTAACTGATATATCAAATCGAAACTATCGAGGTTTTGTCAAGTACGAAGTTTTCAAATCTATTTTTCCGGACATTAAAGTTTCTTACGACCTGAAAAATGACCCAGAATTAATTGAATCAGTTTGGGGTAACATCCGAGATACAATTTACAAGCTAATTACAACTGGGAAGCTGAAAAAAGGAAGTTACAACTATGATTCCGAATTAGCTAGGCATCAAATCCAATCAGCAAAGCTATCTAATTGCAAAATTGAAAATGTTGAGTTTATTGAATGCGAATTAGAAGGTGTAATTAACCATTCTTGGTTTTACAGCTGCAAACTTAAAAATTCAAGAATCCAAAATTGCGAGCTTTTAAAAAATAATAAAGTTAAAAGTTCAAAAATAACAGAATGCATTTTACACGCCAGCAATAATCTTGATGACTGTTACATTGAAAATAAAAATATGATTATTAACTGTGAGGTTATTGGTGGAGTTATTCGAAATGGCGAAATTGGAAAGCTCGCAAGAATATCAGACGAGACGGTGCTAGTAAGTAAAAATACCAAAGTAAAAGATCCTAATATCGAAGATGCAAGTTCTGATAAAAAAGATAAGGATAAAGATAAAAAGGATAAAGATAAAAAATAACCACTATGTAGGATGACAAGAAGCGAATTAATCCAAATGGTAAACGATGAAATCACCGGAAGCGGTGCTTTACCGTATTCTGTCCCAGCACAGGAAATTGAAAGGATCATTAACCAATCACTAAATTGGTTTTATATCAACTATCAATATTCTGTTGAGACACAATATTATGTAATTGAAAAGAAATGGTTTTCAGACCCTGAGTTCAAAAGAACCAGAAGTATTTTATTGCCTGATTGTGTGGTGAGTGTTTTTGAATGTAAAGAAATAACAGGAGGCGGTCGTCTTGGTACAATCGACCGAGACTTTTCAGATAACCGTTTGTTAGCAGCTGAAATCTATTTAGCGCCATTTGCATCTGATGACTTAGTTCTTCGTACAGCACAGTATTCGTATTGGGACTTGACTAAAGCATTTATTCTTGACAGAGTTCGCTACGACTTTAATACAAATACACACCGTTTGAAAATTCAAGGACGAGACCCAAAAAGAAATCTTTTTATTCAAACTTATGTAAAAATTGAAGAAAATAAATTGTATGATGACTGGAATTTTCAAAGATGGGTAACAGCAAATGCTAAAATGTCATTGGGTAGAATTCTTGGATTTTTCACATTTAATCTTCCCGGTGGTATTGCTGTTGATGGCAGTAAAATGTCGGATGAAGGAAAGGAAGAAATTGAAATGTTAAAAACTAAAATTGATGAAGAAAATGTACCGGATTGGTTTATGATCTATCACTAATTTTTAGATAAAAATATTAAAACAAGTGCTTAAAGAAATATATTGTCGAAATTCTCAAGATCCTAATTATGTATATGCTCAGTTAGAAACAGCATCAAGTCTAGAAGCAATACTAACAAAAATTAGGATGATTATTTTTACTACGGCCGGTGATGTATTAGGCGAGCCTCGGCTTGGATTAGACTTAGAAAGAAGATTATTTGAATTGAATTTTAATAATAAAGATCTCGAGACTGCTTTTAACGCACAAGTTTCTCGATATATCCCAGAAGCTTCTACATATAGTGTACGAATGCAAGTAACTTTTGTTCCTGGTTCGGTAAGAGATTTAGCCTACTTGGATATATACTTAAATGATATTAGACAACTTGGTGTAGTTGTTCGTTAAAAAAATCACAATTCAGTGCTCAATATTTTTAAATATAATAGGATCCGTTTTGGACAAATGTACTATGATGCCAGAGATTACTTAACTAGTAAATTTTTGCAAGTAGGAGAAGTATTTACACCCGCTTCTGCGTATGGACAAATCTTACAAGTTCTAATTGATCTTGGTAAATTGATATTCTATTATGTTGAGGACAGTATTACTGAATTGAACATCTACACATCAACCAGAGATGTTTCAGTAAGAAACTGGGCAAGAATTGCAGGTCATAATCCAACTCGCGCTATATCGGCAACAGGTTCAGTAAAATTAACGTATAACGGAAATCCACTTAACATTTACGGAAATACAATAATTATTCCCAAACACACTCGTCTTATCAACAATGTAAATAACCTTAGTTATATCATTGACATGGACGGCGAAGAAACCAGAATGAATTTAATTGGAAAAAATTCAATCGAACTTCGAGTAATTCAAGGCGTAATTGAGTCACAAAAGGTAACAGGTGACGGAAACTCTTTACAATCATATAATTTTAACGGAAAAAGAGGTGCACAGATTGATAATTTTAATGTTAAAGTTTATGTTAATGGTGACCAATGGAAAATTTACGAAAGTCTTTATGATATCCCATTTAACGCAAACGGGTGCATAATTAAAACCGGCATCAATGGAGGATTAGATTTATATTTCGGAAATAAATATTTTGGAAGAATTCCGGATCTTGGAGCCACGATACAAATTGAATATATCTCAACAAGTGGTAACGGCGGAAATATATTTGATTCCGAGGCATCAAGTTTTACTTTTGCTGAAAGTTTATACGATACAATCGGAACACCCGTTAATGCAAACGAAGCAATAGATATTTCTGTATTTAAACCGATTCTATTTGGTTCTGACCCTGAGCCAATTGCTTTAACAAAAATACTAGCACCCAAAACTTCTAAGGCATTTGTTTTGGCAAATGCAGATTCGTATGTTTATTTTTTAGAAAAATTTAATATCTTTTCAGTTATAGATGCGTTTAACACTTTTGATGATGACGATATTACAGACGATAATGTAGTTTATTTGTTTTTAATCCCAGATGTTAATAAAAGAAAACCAGCAAGCGCGGATTATTTTTCAGTTCCAATACAATTGTTTTTATTGACTGATGACGAGAAAGAAAAGATTTATGACTACATTGAACAAAGCGGACAAAAGATTATGGGGACAGAAATTAAAATTCTCGACCCAATAGTAAAGAAATATGTTATGAACGTTAATGTCATAGCAATTGAAGGATATAGTAAAGATACTATTCGCCAATCAATTATTTCAAAATGCAGTGATTATTTTCTAAAAAATCGAAGAAGAGATAGAATTCCTAAATCAGATATTATTTCAATTATTGAAACGGTTGAAGGCGTTGATAGTGTTAATATTTGGTTTGTTTCTGAAGAGAATGAAGCCTTTAAAAAGGACCCGAACAATGTAAATCTCCCGGATAAAGGGATTGATGTATTTGGGGATGTAATTATTAATAGAGGTGAGTATGCACTCGTCCGCGGTGGATGGGAAACCCGAACAGGTTACATTTATTATGATACAGTAGACCAAGGGAAACCTGGAAGTGTCAATGTTGCATTTGGTAAAGACACAAGTGACACTTTAAACTTAAGTATTCATCGAATCAATATCGACCAAGTTAAAAATTCATAATTTGAAAAAAGTTAGGTTCTTTAATCTAACTTTTTTTCTTTTGAATTGATATATAAACAAAAAGGCTCGCACATGGAACAGAGAGAAGGTCGGTACTTAACCAGAGAAAATTTTAGAGAAACAACTAAGCATCAATTTGATGACTTAAAGAACATTGGTTATGATTGGAGAAATAACGTCTTCAATAAAACACTAAGTCCATACATTTTAAGTGACAGCAAAAGAAAAGATATCTTAACGGAAATGCAGAAATTCGTTGTTTATATTATGGATTATGTTTCACAAATCAAAAAGGGTGTTAACTACACAGTGGACAAGAATTATAAATATCTGAACTAATGTTATTTACAAATAGATTAAATTTTTTCGATAAAGCCGGATTAAACTCAAATCCATCGAAGACGCAGGCAATCATTGTTAATGTGGTCCAAGTAGGAGACGGTTTTGGAAATGGGGCGAGGATTAGTGCATTTACTAATGTCTTTGGTCAAGTTGACTATGTTGAAATCCAAAAGACGGGTGCCGGGTATGACCCAGCCACGACTTATTTAAGTTTTTTTAATATCTTAAACAACGCATCTTGGGACACGAGTCCAGGTGATATTACGTTTGGTGGGAATGGCGAAATTTTAAATTTTACAATTCCGGTTAGTGATGAGAATAAAAATTTCATCTATCCATCCGAATACTATATAACACAAAAATTTCTTGAGCCAGTTTCAACAGGTCTTATTACTACAGATCACATTTTCGTTCTCGAGGAAGTTAAAAATAGTAACGGAGATAAAGAATATGTTTTTCCAAGAATTGACGAGTACGGACCGTACAATATTACAGAATACAGCAGTAACGGAGTTTCAGCAAGTATCAAAATTGAAACTATTACAATTACCGGAACGGTTTATGTTGGAAACAAAAATATAATTGCAGGGATTCCTATTGGGATTTTATCACAATTAAAGGTTGGAATGTATGTCCTGGGAACTGGGATTATCCAAGGAACACAAATTGCTGCTATTGATACTACTTATAATCTAATTACACTTACAGGCGATATTTCAGTAACGGGTAGCATTTCAATAACAGCGTATATGCCACACGATATTCGAACAGGTAATACTATTCGAATTTTCGACACATTATCTTCGACTCCAATAGATGGCGAATATGCAGTTACATTTGTAACGCCCACCAATATTTATTTTTCTTCAACTACAAATATCTCAACAACATCAACAACAACTTTAAGATATTCAGTTGTCCCAGTATTTGAAGCGACATTTGAAATCGGTAGTGACCCAGAATTTTTTCTGTTTGATGTAAATTATAATGAAGACTATCCGTCAATTGTTAAGCAATCCGTTGTTTATTTTACGTTAACAGATTCAAGCTTAGCTACAATCCCGGATAATATCCCAACATCCGGAAATGGTGAATATATCCGAACTGTATATGGGCGCCTACAGAAAGAAGCTTTACAATTAAATATAGGTCTACAAGCAGACTATGAAGGTGTGTATACTGCATCATTATTAGTTTCAGATATTACATTCCCAACGAAAAGAACTTTCCTAACAAATCTGTATGACGGTGAAGTTGTTGCCGAGGATGAACGTTTAGGCGCATTGTTAGAAAATTTTGGAAGGGATGTTACAGAGGATCAAGAAATGATTCTCAGAGATAGTGATGTCAATGAGGCATTGCCAGATTGGATTTTACTCAACAAGAAAAGGAAAGAGATGCTCCTACAAGGCGAAGAGATTTGGCCGTACGTGGGTTCATATAAGGGTTTAGTTAATATTATAAATTGGTTTGGATATTTTGATATCCGAATCAAAGAGTATTGGCTAAATGTTAACCAAGAAGATGAGTACTTTGGAAAGTACCGACAAATGCAGATTCCTTTTCAATTAAAAGACAAAGGAAAAAATAGTGATGCAATTACTTTACTTCCAAGTAAACATTATAAAAAAACAAATCTTTTTGGACTTTACTATGATATAGTTAGGGACAGCGGTGATATTGATAGTTTTGGGATTCCCGAAACAGAAGATGCGTTTGCTTATACAAATGAAGAAGTCCTAATTAAACTTTTTGCATTAAAAAAATATTTAAGAGAAAAGTTTTTACCTCTTAATACAAGAATTATTGATATAACCGGGGAAGGTGTTTATTATGAAAGATATGCAGTTAATTCTTGGAATGACAGATCAAGCGAATTAAATATTGATTTAACTCGAGCGATTGATTTTTCTGTAAGTAGTCGAAGACAGCAAATTATTGATGTTCGCCCATTTGACCCAAGTGCGAATCTAATCTCTCCTCCTTATTATGACACAATAAGCAAATACACAGCAAGATATGATATAATTAGAACTTATATCACAAATCCTGGTGGCCCGTATTTTGGTGAAATTCCTGCAATTTCATTTTTAGGACAAGCTGAACAACAAGCTAGAGGAATTGTTAAAGTTAAAGGTGTCGCAACTGGAATAATTGCCCCAATTGCGTTTACAGGTGTTGGTTATCAACCTGGTGATATTATTACACTTGCTGGAGGCGCATATGATAATCCAATTCGACTTACTGTTAATATTGTAGGGTTAAATGGAGAAGTGCAAAACTTTGGAATCACAGCAGGTGACAATCAAGGAAATAACTACACGGCGTTACCGCCAACTTTTTACCAGGCAAATGTTTTACGTCCTATTGGAGGACAATATATTGTTCCTGCAGCAACTGGGTTTACTGTTGCTGCAACGGATATTCCGTTCGAAGCTGAAAGTGTTACTTTATACGATTTAGGATTAAAATATAGTACATTACCAACAGTAGTGTTCACACCAAATATCGGCGGAACAACTGCAGACTTAGAAAAAGTAACTTATCCTGGGAATCCGGTTATCTATTTTAATGACGGCGCAAAACTTGAGCCTTATATAGATTCTCCGAATATTGCAGTTGGAGCACCAATTACTTTGTCAACAAGTTTCGATATTACTTGGGATGAACTTCCATATCGTTGGCTAGATTTAGGAGGCGGAAGTGATGCAGTTCTTCTGGGTTTAATCGATCCATTACCCAGCGGTTCGGGACAATTATTAGCAATCGAGATACTTAGTCAAGGTGACGGATATCGTTACCCTCCAACTATAACTGTGGCAGGTGGTGGTGGATTTGGTGGGGCCGGAACAACAGAAATTTTAGGAGGAAAATTAAAGATATTAGAATTCACAGTTACTGGAGTTTCGAACTCGTTAGGAACTGGTGATTTACTTACATTGTCTCCAGCATTACCGACAGGCGGAAGTGGTGCGATTACTGCTGGGAAACTGGTTAAAGGGCCTGGAATTCCTGACGGTTCAATTATTACACTCGTTAATCAGCCGTTTAGTGAAATAACACTTGTTGATATTGCCGGAGCACCGATTACAACAACCATCAACCCAGGCGACAAAATCGTAGTGCATCAAGGCGTTAGCGTTACTGCAAATGGAAACAACTATGCAAGTGATCCAAACGTGGGTGTCAATGGTGGTCACGTTGGAACACTATATACTTGGGATGAAGTCGGCCGAGGTGATTTCTACCAAATGGAATGGAATGTCACTTTAACTGAACCGGAGAATCCTGTTAATATTTTCAATTATAAAAGTGGAATTGGGACAATTGATAGTTTAATTAATACAATCGTTACTGTTCCATACACTGGAAAATATACGATTGAGCTTATTGTTTACGACACAGATAATAATTTTGTTAATCAAATCAAAACAAATTGGGTTGAAGTATTTTTACCCGAGGCAACATTTGCACACGTTTCTCGATTTAATGCAAATTGTATTACAACTTGGAATGATACATTCCAACAGCCGTTACCAGAGTTTGAACCTACATTTAATCAATTAGCACCACCGCTGAACGATGAACTTCGATATAGTTGGGAAAACGCAACGGGTCGATGGGTAAATCCAGTATTTAATAAATCAACTTGGGAAGATACACAGGTAAATTGGGAAACATTAGAACTTGGTAATCTATCCGCGGTTAATAATTATAACTTCCCGGCAACTATTGATTTTGAAATCTTACAAGTTTCAGCCGAAGATAATTTGGAAGGTCCGATACTTTGGTATCGAGACACAACTACTACTCCAAGTTCACCTGTTCCAAGAATTCGAATATTAAATCAAAGACCGTATCCTGAAATCGAACCGGCAATAAATCCAAACGATTGGATTTTTATTAGAAGAGGTGATGCAACTTATCAATTAGAAGTATTAGCTTCTGATTATACAGTTCCAGGATTTACAACAATTGATTTAGTAACAACTCCACCCGCAGCTTTCCGAAATTCGGCAACAACTTGGAGCGTTCTTCGTGAAATTGCTGGAACCATTGCAGTTGCTGGAAATCGAATATACGACCCGGTAACAAATCCTTCCGGGGTTAAAATTGGAGAATGGATTCGAGTGTTTGGAGCTGATGATACACCAAAAAAGAGAAGAATCCCAATAGATGGGAAGGACAATTATATTGGAAATCCAAATTGGATTTCATTACAAGGCGTCGGAACAGATAGTATCTATTATAAAGGTGGAGAAATTAGTCAAATATACAAATATCGAGGTAGCGGAATTAGTAATGGAAATTTGGTTTGGGAACCTACTTCAGCCCAAAGTACTTGGGTGATTGAACCAAGTACAAACACAGATCCTTTAGTTAGCGACCATATTGGTAAATTGTATATTCTTGATGAAAATCCAATAGGCGTTTTCGGTATCGGTTGTCAACCTGCTAATCCCACAACTGAGATTCGTCCTGGCTTTTCAACTATCAATTTATTTGTAGAACTAAACGGTAATGTAGTTTATAATCAAAGGTTAAGGTCAACGCACTCGTATTTTGATACCAGTACATCTGGACATCCTTATGATATTTGGAGTGGTGTTATAGCAGGCGCAGTTGTTGGGTTTACTTACACAACAGCAGCATCAGGTCTAGTACCTCCCAGTTTTGGATATTTAGCAACCACAACAACTACGCCGGGTTCTGGGTCTGGTGCGACTTTTAATGTTGGTGTTTCTGGCGGGGTTGTTGCATTTATATCATCTTTTGGAGGTGGTGTGGATTACTTAGTTGGAGATATTTTAACAATTGATGGTGCTCTTATTGGCGGGACTTCAGGTGCAGACGATATAACTATTACAGTTACAAGTATAAACGGACTATCATCTGTTAACGGTGTCCATGTTATAGATATTGTTACTTTAGATGGAGGTTCACTTATTGGACTGAACACCGAATTAGCAAATTGGTATGGCTTAGGTGCTAACATCTGGTTGGAATACGAATATGAAATCTTTCCAGTAAGAACTTATTTGGGTTCAAATAATTCGGGAAATGCGGAAATCTATATGGATTTCAATATGTACCCGTCAAGTGGAAGTTTTACAGCAGCACAATTAGTTGATTTTACATTAACAGATACTGGATGGTTCTATGACCATGGTATTGTATCGGGTGACTATACAATATATGTAACAAATACTGGAACTTGGCGAAATGGCATTGGAACACTAATTACAGTAGACGATACCAATTTTGAATTATACAGAACAACAACATCTTACCGTTTAGGACAAAGAAGTTTCGATGAAGACTATGCTGAGAATCGTTTAGGTACTTTAGTCCAATCTTGGGATAACTATCGAAGTTCAACTTGGGTTGAATCTTGTTACCATACATGGGACTCAATTGATTTACAAGAAAGAATTATGTGTAACTTCCAAATCACATCAGTTGACCAAAATGGAAGTATACAATACAACAATGACCCGCAGTTTTTATTTCAAGGAATTGTTGGTGGAATGAATAACGCAGAGAAATGGAGTCAATCTTTATATGAATTAAGGAATACTGATAACCCAGGACTTTCTCGATTTGACTACTATATAACATCTGAAACCGATATTGGATACCTGTTTGGAAAAATTGATACTTATAATTATCCTAATCAGATTTACGATGTTTCATCTACAGCTTTACCAATTTCAGCAACAGATGTGTTAATTGCTGAGTGGTTAGGACCTGCAGCAACTATCAATACCGTAGCATTACCGATTATTACAATGGATAATCCGTTGCCAAAAAAATTAACGTTTACAGGCGATATTCAAACTGGAAGTATCTATATTAAAAATATTCAAGGTCTGTTAACAAAAGATTTGTATGTTGGTGAAATTCTTACAGGAAACGGTTTACCTGTTTCCCCAGCAGCACCTGCAACTGTTTTAGAGATTTTTGAATCGGGTGGACACATCCGACAAATAAAAATTTCAATTGCATCCACAGCAACGGCAAATAATACAACGTTCAGCGTAGAGTGGTGGAGTCAAGATAATTTAATTCCAAGTTTCTGGATGGCGAACGGTGGAACATTTGCAATAAATGCTTGGGCAAAAACTCCAAGTGTTGACCATTTAGGCTGGCTATTAGGACAAAATAATGTTGAATTTAAAGATCCATTACATCCTATTAGTTCAGGAATTGGACATACCTATCCTCTCAAAAATACTGCAAATATGTTTGGATATGGAATTGAAAAAGTAGGAGGGTTTCTTAATGGATTACCTGATTATTTACTTTGGAATCGATTTTATCAAATCTATCAATACAACGGTATTAACCCATTAAGTTTACCTGGTGGATGGTATCCCGCTGCACAGATCCCAGTATTATATCAATGGCTACCAAATCCAACTTTACCTACACCACCTGTTTTTGATAATGTAAATGAAGCAGAAATAGATGCAAACAGATTACCATACGAAAGTGGAATTGGTGGAGCAATGCGCTGGGAAGATACAAACATTGGAATTGACCCTGCAAGAATACCAACCGGTAGTGTTGTTTTATTAAGTGCGGATGCCAGTAAAATCTCCGGAAAAACAAGTTATTTTTGGAGAATTCGAAACAGTGAACGAGTCTTAGTTGAAATAACAGATTCGAGTATTTTATGGACCTTTTCAGCAATTGGAAAATATACAGTGGAATTAGAGATTACTGACAGCAATGGTAACAAAAAAACCACGAAAAAAGAAGATTTTATTGAGGCGTATGAATGATAAAATAAATAAAAATACACCCGCTATTTTTCAACGTTTTCAAGCGCAATCGCAAAGAAACGCAAATATTGAAAATGGTAATACAGTAAATAATTCCGCACAAGGCAAAATTTGGACATCAGATATTTCGGTAGCAGACGGATATTCAGTAAATTATTCTGCATCTGTTTCTATAATTTTACCGGCTATTCAAGGTTCTGGAAAAACTTGGAATTATTTTATAACTATTGACTATGATGCAACATTACAAGCTGGCGGAACAAATCCTGGGTTCTTTGGTTCTAATCTAATAAAGCCAAATGACAATTTTATCATAGGAGGGCAAGGCCATGATTGGGTTAAAGGATTTGTTAATAAAATTATTACTATATCAGATACAGGAGGACCACCAACCTATACCTATACATATTTATTATTTGTTACAATAGTTGATGGCGACCCATTAAAAGTAAATGCAAACACGAGTACATTTTATTGGAATCGGCAAATTGCTGATAGTCCAGAAAATCTAGATAATCTGCCACCGAGCGAGATTACATTTTCTTATAATCCTGGAACGTATGAAACTAAACTTTTTTGGAAAGACTCAAATCAGAACGCAAAACGGCATATAGTTAAAATCAGAGATATAAGTACTACTGATACTTTACAGTTAATGTATATTAAAACGTATGGAAATAAAATGAACTTTTCCGGAAGTTTAGTTCCGATTGTTGATGCAAATACTACGGACATTAGTACAGTTAAAATAGTTGACCCAGGTATTGATTTTGTTCACCCAAGAAGAATTGAATTTATTGGTGAAGGTTCCGGTTCTATTTTTCTAGCCACGCCATACTCGTTTACAGGTAGTTTACCAATTCACGAATACGAAGTTGTTGGGGTTGGAGTTGGCACAAATACAATTTCGGTTAAAAGTAAAAAAACATACCCAGATTGGGGATGGCCCATTCCCGTTGTTTCAGCATATATTGAAGATTTACCTGGAATTGCATTTAGTAATTATAAAGTTGCATCAGTTACTCAAGTCAATGATAACTTGTTTACGGTATTTCTTGATTACGCTGAAAACAGTGGAATTAGTGTTGCAATACCTATTGGATGGACAACTACCGTACTCAATAGTACAATTAAAATTCATAATGGATGCCAACGAGTTACTGTTACTGGATTGCCGATAACTACAGTATTCGGAGACGACAAAGTTGATTTACCAACAAATCAGTATTTATCAGATTGGTTTATTGGCAGTAAAATTGCATCGAGTAATTTCCCAGCAAATACATATATTACAGGAATTACAAAAAATCAAATTACATTTAGTGCTGCAGGGACAACTGGAAGTGGTTCTACTTTTGACATATTAGGAACAGGAATTGGTTACACAGGAAAAACAAGAGCCAAAGTTCAAGAAATAAATACCGGAGCACAATTACATATAGACCCAGTTTGGGAACAATGGACAAAAAATGATTGGTTGTCTAGATCTGAGTTTGCAATTAGTGTTGCAAGTACATTTGATGATTTACAAAAAAATACTTCACAATGGAGCGAAGAAATCTACACAAAAAACATCCGCTAACCGAAGCGATAATTAGTGGGAAAGGCAGTCAAAAAATTGCAGTCTTTGACTTGGATGATACACTAATTATTTCATCAGCACAAATTCAAGTATTAGACGTTCATACACAAAAAGTCGTGGCAAAAATGTCATCTGAAGAGTTTAATCACTTTAAAGAACTACAGTCGCCTAAATATAAGCTTTCGTATAAAGAGTTTGAAGATATTGATATTTTGAGAAACTCGACTTGGATTTTCACAGTAATGCGGCAATTATTAAACTTTTATAATACGGGTTGGCACGTTGGGATTATCACAGCAAGGTCTGATGCAAAGATGATTAAGAATTTTTTTGATGAAAACGGTATCCGAATTCATACAGATTTAATCTATGCGGTTAATGACCCTGCCTTTGGATTTACAGGAGGAATCTCAGTTCGAAAAAAACAAGCAATCCACCAATTAGTAGATACCGGGTATAAAGAATTTATCTTTTTTGATGACCACGATGAAAATTTAATTCTCGCAAAAGAAGTAGAAAATGAGCGAGGTGTTACCGTGAAAACCGTAAAGGTGTAATTTCTACATTAAAAAAAACTTGTTTATGGCTAGAAGGAAAAAAGAAACAGTTCAGGATTTCGACATGGATCCACTCCTGCCCTCACAGGCGCTTAGAAACAAAATTTCAGTAAAATTAAAATGCAAAACAGAAACCCAGAAAAAACTGATTGAATCAATTAAAGGAAATGAAATTACAATTTGTGCAGGTCCTGCTGGGACCGGGAAAACTTATGTTGCTTGTGCCGAGGCATTAGCAATGTTGGCGAAAGGCACATATCAAAAAATTATTGTTGCAAAAAGCGTCACCGTATTGGACGGAGAAGAGATTGGTTTTTTAAAGGGGACCGTTAAAGAAAAAATGGAACCTGTTATGCTTTCCTTTATGGATAACTTTTATAAAATTATTGGCAAGCCATTAACAATCGAACTTGAAAAAGCTGAATTGATTGAAGTTGTTCCACTTGCATTTATCCGTGGACGGTCAATTGATGATAGTTTTATCATAGTTGATGAAATTCAGAACCTAAAAAAGGAACACTTAATTACAATTCTTACCCGTATTGGCGATAGGTCAAAACTTATCTTAATGGGTGACGGTGACCAAGTTGATTTAAAGAAAAAAACTGAAAGTGGATTAGGATGGCTAATCAACACTTTCAGTGATTTTTCAGAGATTGGAGTAGTTTCGTTTACAGAAGATGACAGCGTTAGAAATCCAATTGTTAAAAAGATTCTTAACCATATTAAAAATCAACCTTCTTAACATATCCTCTTGCTTTGAACCATTGGTCGCCATAACTGACTAAGCATTGGTCACCTGCAAGAATTGGTTTGATGGTCCGGATTTCAATCAACACATCTTCACCGCAATTTTGAAAGGTTGCATTATTTTGATTTGAATGATTATATAATCCGGCCCATCCCAATGGAACTGCTGAAGATGATTCATCCCATTTTAACAAATATCGGTCTAAGATCATATCTTCACTTTTAACACCTTCCGCTTGAAGCATCCAAAATGTCATATCGGATATTTTTTCTGGATATACGATTAAAGAAGCTCTTTCAACTATTGTATCAGTCGGAATATCAGCAGATGCAAAAACACCCCATCCATTAATTTCTGGGACCCATTGAACTTCTAATCGAGCATCAATAAACGGTCTATTTTCCACTACCACACGTTGATTTAAGGTCTTCAGGGAAATCTGAGATCTTGTCATAAATAAAAGCCGGAACCTTTCCACATTGTTTGCAAACTACAACCTCAGCAGGAACGGCTTCTTCTTTGCCAGTCGGGCTTAATAGTGGAGAAAGACGTTTAAATACATAAGCAGCCTCAAACAACTGTGGTCCTTTTTCACATCCAATCCAAGGCAGGTCTTTTGGATTAAAACTAGGTTGATAGTTTTCGGGTTGTGACATCATGCCACCATTTAAAGAAATTTCTTTCATTGAATTGTTTTTAAAAATGAAATAATAAAATAAGCTCTTTAAGTAATCTTTACCTTCCTAAACTTACTTATTCTTTTTATGACTAAAATGACTAAAAAGTTTTAGAATTAAAGACTATTTAAAAAATAATTATAAAAACTATAATCTATTTATCACATATAATTTATATTACTAATTTTAAAAACTAATAAACTATGGCAAACACAGACAATAAATGCGCACACTTGGAAATTGAAGACGTATGGTCAGATCGTACTGAAATTAATGAAGATACGTTAGGTGATATTTTAAATCTTCAAGCTGAAACTCAAAAAAATGTTTATGGTTACGATTTCGAAAATATGTCACTTCGGGATGTTATGAATTTCTGGCATATGAACACCCACGCCATGATTGATGAAATCCATGAGGCAACAGATGCATTGGGTGGAGTTTCAAATGGAGGTTCCGCGATTTGGAAACTTTGGAAAAAGGACTATTCAAAATACACAGATATGAAATTTTCAGATCTTTCTGAAGAAGATCAAATTGAATGCAAATTTGAGATTGTGGATATGCTACATTTCTTTATGAACTATGCGGCGTCAATTGGAATGACTTCTCAAGAGATGTATAATTTTTATATGAGTAAGAACAAAGAAAATAGAGCTAGACAAAAAAATGGTTATTAAATTATATGCAACCACATATAAATACTAGGTTTCTGATGAGATTATATGTAAATGAATATATTTTTTAGAAAAAATCCGAGGATTCCTTGCAAGTCTCGTATTTTTGTGTTATATTTATACTGTTGAAATTATCAAACATTAAAAATATCCAAATGATTAGCAAAGAAAGATTTAACAAATTACTTTTTTTCGATATTGAAACTGCGGGACAATACAAAGACTATTTCGAACTTAGTAACCATGACCGAATGGGCGCAAAAATCTGGGAAAAAAAATGGGAACTTTATCTTAAACCAAACACGGATTCTTTAGAAGAATCATATTCCAAAAGTGTTGCAATTTACCCAGAGTTCGGAAGAATTGTTTGTTTGTCATACGGTGTTTATAAGGATGGAGAGATGACTGTCAAAACAATTAGCTCTGAATCTGAATCTGAAATGATGAAACTCATCTATCAGCTTTTTGCTCGTGCCGGAGAACGTGGAATGACACCGATTGGCTGGAACATTAAACAGTTTGACATTCCATGGATTAATCGAAGGCTCATGGCAAACGGATTAAGTGTTCCAAATTCATTAGATACTTTTGAGAAAAAACCATGGGAAGTTTCAATTCTTGACCTTAGAGATATGTGGAGAGGATTCTCAACATTCCCATGTACTTTTGAGGAAGCTGCATATGCAATGGGTGTGCCGACGCCTAAAGACGATATTGATGGAAGTCAAGTTCATTCAGAGTTTTGGAAAGGTAATGTTGACCGAATTTCCACTTATTGTGAGAAGGACGTTAAAACCATGATTGAACTATTAAAAAAAATGTCAAATATCGAATAATATGCCCGAATTAAGTGAAGTTAAAATTATGGCGGATTTTATCAATTACGCCCAAAGAGAAGAAGGTTTTTTCAATTATATGAAAAAATCTCAAGAAACAAAAATTCAAACTGAAGACGACCCATTCAAAGGTGGAGTTTTTACAGTATCTGCGCAATCTCGCGGAAAGGAATTATTACTAACACTTAAACAAGTTGGCGGTTCAATGACTGACGAGATTCAAAAGAATCTCCTATGCAATATGGGAATGAGTGGAAATTGGGTCTATATGCGAAAGACAGCACCTCAATTAGAAAAAGCAATGAAGCACGCCCATTTAAGATTTAGATCAACTCGTGGGAATTGGTTGCTACTTTTTGATATGCGCCGATTTGCAAAATGGCGATGGACAGCTGGATGGAGTGCAAACAGAAGTCCGTGTCCTCTTACCGAATATGATCTTTTTCGTGAAAATCTATTAAACCATTTTTGGAAACATAAAGATTTCAATAAGCCACTTTGTGAAGTCTTAATGAACCAAAAATGGTTTAATGGGGTGGGCAACTATGTGAGATCTGAGGTTTTATATCGTTTAGATTGCAATCCGTTCCAACCCGCAAACCAACTAACAATTGGTGAGTTAAATCAGCTGACAACAATTATCCACTTAGCATTTAGAGATACTTATCAAATGGGTGGTGGACAATTAAAAGATTGGCACAACCCTACTGGAGCAAGTGCAAAAGATTTTAATGAATGGATGAAATGTTATAGTAAAAAATCGAGTGCATCGGTAAAAGATAGTACAGGACGAAAGTTTTGGTTTGACCCAAAATGGAAAGAGTCCGCAGATCTACAGTATTCAAAAGTTAAAAATAAATAAAAAACTAAAATTTGCTTTGATATATACTAAAAGCAAATTAAAAAATAAAACACAATGGCAGTAATAACATTAACAGAAATTTTAGGAGGCGATAATATCGCTGGTTCAAGGATTACAATCAATGATAATTTTAAGAGAGTTTCAAATGCAATCAACACGCTAGAAACTAGATTAGACACTTCGTTTACACCTGGTGGTTCTTTGAATGTTGGAAATGCTTTGATTAGAAGATATACAAATCCAACTACAGCACAAATATTTGACTGTGAAGCAACTGCACTAATTCAAGGTAATTTGAATGTTCTTTTGGATATGGGTGTCTCACAAAGCGCTTCTGTTGCATTAGATATGACAATCGGTAGAAATATTAATTTTACTGGTTCTGCAGTAGGTGGTCCTTGGTCATTTACATCAGGTATCCGAAGCACGTTTACGAATGAAATAACAAACCAGCAATTATACCAAGGAACAACTGGTGCTCCAGCAATTAATCTCCAATCACTCGCCGGTTCAGGTACTGTAAGACAGATAACGAGTGTTATTGGACATAGTGTGTTACGAGTGGATTTGTCAACGTACAATGGCATAGCGCCTAATGATTGTGAAGGTATCATTTTACCGACTGTCGCAAGTAGTACACCTGGACAAATCTTAACAGTAATTATTGATGGCGCGGCAGGAGCTTTACTAGCATCCGGATTTTTCCAAATATCAGCAACCAACTTTGCGCCAGGTGCTGTTAACGCTGTAAATGGAATCAGAATGAGCGATGTTACTCCAACAAACAGTAATGATGTCCGAAAGCTTGCAGTGACACTTTTTGCTGATGCTTCGGGATGGAGAGTACTAAATATTACTCAAGCATCCGCTGGTGATATTACATACTAAAAATAATACTATATTCAAATGGAACACAAACACATTAAAGATTTCGAAAATTTCTTAAATGAAAATTTATACGGCTTGAAAATAGCTAGTACCTTAATGGATATTGCCGACAAAGGATGGGCTACATTGGGCTTTCAAAGCGCAGACGATATTTACGAAGACTTGGCAAAACAGAAAAAATATATTGATATGTTGAATTCTGAAATAGAAAAAGCGGGAATTGAAAAACATATCAGCAGCAATGTGGACACAGTACACGATGAGTTAGAAAATGAAAACTACCATCATCTTAATGCTTTTTTGGCTATTTCTGGCTATTATAATGAAAAGTATAAAAAGAATTATTTAATAAATATGAAAATGAGTACAAGTTCTCAGTGGGCATTACATCTCATATAAAAAAATATAAATATGAAACACATCAAAACATTTGAAAGTTTTATTGCGGAAGCCGGCGGACGAGATGCTGGTAAATATGAAGTCGCAAAAATCGACATCAAAACTGCTGTGAAGTTAATGGAAGAGAAAGGATATTTTGAATGGATTGACCAAAAAGAGTTTGAACGTAATTTTCTAACTTTACAAAAATGGGTTGTTACAGGTAAAACCAAAAGAAAAGATATGCCAGTGTTATCTGGTGGCGATGTGAGTTTGTTTGCAGATAAACTAACTGACGGGTTGATAGATGTCCATAAACCTTATTTTGATTTTACAACAAAAGGTTTGATTATCAATACAACAAATGCTGAAGTTTTTATGACTGCCGGGAAACTAGATGGTGTTGAAGATGACGATAAAGTAAGTGCAAAATTTGAGCCGATTCCTGCCAATAAATTAAAACCAATTCAAGAACAAATCTATTTTGATGAGTGCATTGGATTTTTGGAGCATGGCTTAAACAAAGCAATTGCAATTGTTGAAAGTAAAAATTCTGTGGTATCAAGTGACAACTTTATTATTGACGGACACCACCGTTGGGGTTTTGCAATGCTTTTTGCCCCAACAATGAAATTTAGATGTTTGTCAATTGATTTAGAAATTAAAAAATTAGTGAAAGTAGCATTGGACTTTGGTGATGCCTTAGGAAATGCCAGAAATAAATAAAAAAACAAAACATTATGAAACACATTAAACTATTTGAACAATTTATTAATGAGGCTGATATGAAAAATGCAGCGGTTGACACAAAGGGTGATAGTATGCCTGGTATGTCTGTAATGCAACGTAAAGTTAATAACGGAGATGTTACTGATGTTAAAGTTCAAACATCATTTTATCATAACGGTATAATTGAAAAGAGTAAAGAGAAAGCATTTATTAATAACTTAACTAAAGACTTTACGGATTCTTTTCAAAAAACAATTAAAAAGTTTGAAGCTCCTAGTAATGGAAGTGGTAAATTGTTTAATGAACCACACGTAACTGTTATACAAAAGAAAATTAATGGAACGGATACTGTTCTTGTTAACATTGAAGGATATATTTCATATTCAGGATTTGTTTCTAATCCTAAGAAATTTTTAGAAATACTACAAAAAGATTTTAGTAATATCTTTACCGAAAATGTTGAAAATTATAAATAAAAAGATAAATAAACAATATGAAACACATTCAAGATTTCGAAGGCTTCTTAAATGAAGCAAACAACTCGCCGGAAGAAAAAAAATTGATAAGCGCTGGTAAGCAAATTATTAAGGCTCAATATTTAACCAAGTCAGGTGAGTTTGTTTTAGTAACTCCTACTACAAATATATCTTTTGCGTGTGCTGGTGGTGCAGATATAGATATTGCATCAGGTGATGAAACACAAATAAAAAATACTGCTATTAAAAATGTAAAAATAGATCTGTATGAAGTACAGTTAGAATTTTCAAATGGAGAAACTATTGTATTAGAAGATGGTACTGGTGGAGAAGGTATTGAAATATCTTATAGTTAAAATTGTTTCGGATGTGAAACGAATGATAACACCTCTCCAATAAAAATAAAAAACAAACGAAAGTTGGCAGATTTGAAATTTGTCAACTTTTTTTGTTTCTAAAAAAAGATATAGAGTAGCGGCTATGATATATAACTTAAATATTCGTTAAAATAGTAATAATATGATAGCACCGTTAATTAAACCTATTCGCCTACAGGGTGGGACTTTTTACACGTTTTCTTCAGCTTCTGAAGATCTTGGATTAACATTCAACAATTCGCAAAAGAAATTTAAATTTTCAAAATTTTCTTTATTGAATATCCCAGATATTCGAAACCCAGCTCTGGGCGAAAACTTTATCGGGCTATCAAATACACCCGGCGCTTACACCGAAATTGACGGCTCAAAAACTGAAAACGATTACTTTGCTGAAAGTTTCCAAAACTATTGTTTGAACCTGGAATCAATTATTGCCAGTAATCCACAATATGATGCAACAGTAGACAGAACTGTATCTGAAAGGGTTTTCTTTAAATGGCTTAAGGAAATGGGCGCAATTCGTTTCCGTGAAGCAGTTTCTGGTGAAATCTCGTCAAGTGTTTACGGTCTTCGTTGGGTTGAAGAAAACGACAGTCCGACTTATAAAAAGGTAGTTCGTTATATTGGAGACATTAATATTATTAACAATGTTAAAAATAATATCAATGCCTTTAGTGAAGTTTATATTTACATCCCGACATCTCACGGAAATACGCCGACAGTTTTATTTAATGCAATTTCTGATAACAACTACGGTCCGGGCCAAATATTTACAAACCAACCTGCTAATCCTTTAGCTGCCGAATATCTTTTTGGAAGGGACGCAAGTTCAGTCCAACCTGCAGGACTCAGCACATTTGCGTTTTATGATAGCGATGGGTTTACTTTTACTGTTACCGACCCATTTGGCGCAACTGGTAATTATTACTATTTCAATACAACACTAAACGCTTGGGTGCAAAACGGCAATCCTGGCTTCCAATGGTGGTTTAGCAATCCGATTGCGAATACTTATTTCCTAGAACCTAGTTCCTTTGGTAATTCGGCAAATGACCGATTTAAAATTGAAAGTGTCAATAAAGAAGTTGAATATACTCGCTCAAAACTTGACGGTATTTCACTTGAATTTTTACCGGACGTCTATTCGGGAATCAGTAGTTTGCAAACTAAAGATTTCGGAACATTTAACGAAACTGCAAATGCTCAGACTTTTGATTTTAATGCAGTCCTAATCTATTATGATTTATACGACCCTGCAAATCCAAGTAACAGTACTACCAACTTGTTTGGCGTTCTTTTCTTAGACAATGTTGATCCTCTACCTGCAGGAGGCGGGGTAATTCCACGCTTGACAAAATATAAACCAAATTCACTTACGGGTGAAAATGGTAACTCGTATTCTTTCAGAGTTAATTTGAAATTTGATGTCAATACTCAAGACACTGCAATTGAGACAAACATTAATAACTACAATCCATATTCATTGGAATTGTATATGGAGGCGTTAAATGAGATGATGACCGCTGTTACTTTATTAACGGGAAATCAACAAGTAATTAGTGACTTGCAAATTAAATTCAGTGAACTTCAAGAATTTATCTTAACAAATGAAAATGCAGAAGAGATTAAATTACAAATTGCAGAATTGGTTGATTCAGTTTCTGATAATGCAGCAATTTATGCAAACACGCAAAACTTACTCAATTTAATCCAAAGAAACTACCAGGAAATCACAAACATTTACCAAAATAAAACTTCGGTTGAGATGTCTTATAACCTAGATATCTTAGTTCAGGGGCAAGGAATTATATTAGACAAATCGCAAGCGGGTCAAGTTAAGGTAATTAATAGTAATCAAGCGTTTAATGTTGGAACTCGTCCACAAGTAAGTATCCTAAGTGACTTTGCAGCGAACCCAACTAACTACGCATATATACATCAACTAAACACATTTAGTAATTATTTAAAAATTACAGATGGTTCACCTGGTAATCCTTTGATTGTTGACCGAGATGTTATTGTCTATATTGATGACTCACAATTGACTTGGGAAAAAGGACAAATAATTCGAATTTCATTTACAAATGGAATTGATTTAGATAACAGCAATGGAAGTTTTAATTTTATTATCTACTCAGATGCGTTGGACAAATTAAATACGGGATTCCCGTACTCAGCTGAAATTGCATTTGTTTCTTACTTAGATTTTGAATCCAGAAATAATGCACCCACGATTGAATTGGTTTGCTTAGACCCAGCAACTTATACGTTTACTGCTGATATTTTTTAAAATACATATATAAATAATAAAGATGGCAACAAATCCAAATACAACTGATAATAGTTTTGCTACGATTTTAGCAAATTTTATCCGATTGCAAAATAATGCTTTAACTACACTTCAACAAGTTCAAACTGCAACGATTTCAAATTCAGAAACCGTACAGATAAGTGTAACAGGTCTCGATGGAACAGTACAAACTTACAGTATACCTTCATTTGGATATCTAAAAAGTAGCATTGCTCGAATTGACACAACAATCCAGAAGTTGATGGGATTTGATGGTAGTGACGCTTTCATCCGAATGCCGGACGGTTCGTTTAAAAAAATCTACCAAGCAGCATACATTAAAAATCCAAAACCAATTGGACAAGTTACTGTTCCGACAAAATTTATTGCTGAGAACAATTGGTTTTTTGAAAGCTTATATACCCCGGCACTAAAAGTAAGTTTTGATGTTACACCTTATATACCACAGCAAGAGTCAAAGGTGTATGTTAAAAGAATGATTTTAAATCTTGATACAGATCGAAAGGTTGCTTATTACACTGACAATTTGAAAGGTAGAAATGACTTGGATTATGTCTCTTTGATGGTTGACTTACAGAAAAATGGTATCAACTATTTTATAGATGATGAAGTTATTGATCTTCCGCTTTCAATTGTTCGATTCTCAGGTGATTTTGTTGTGGTTAATTCTGAAGACCGAACCGTTACAAATCCGGACAATACAACTTCAACAAAACGTTGGTATTTATTAAACAAATTAACTTACACAGATAACTTATCATTGACCAAGGACACTCAAGTTTTACGACCGGGCGACCGAATGATAAAAGCCGAATCTTTATACGAAGTTATCGAAATAGATGCAAGCACAAAATTTGTTAGATTACGCAGGTTAAGTGGATATGACCCAATCGTAGTTGGAGAATCTATTGAATATTACTCTGAGACCTTTTCACCAAAAACGGTAAATGTAGGTATCGGATTCAATGAAAGCCTGGTTGTATTTTTCCGAACTGTGAATGATGAGGAAAATCTTATTTCAACTATTTACTCTCCTGGTATTTCGTTCTCAACAAATGATTTAAATATTGACGGTGAAACTGGGCAGGTAACAATGCAAAAATTTTACCAAGATAATGTTTTAGATTTTGGAAATTTACTATTAAGTCAGGCAAAAGAAAATCAAATCTCTGCAGTTGATGGATTGACTCCAGACGCTCCGGTGGTTGACGCTACTAATTTTAGTGTAGTTTTAGTCAACGACCATAAATTGGATCAAGCAACTGTTCAAAGTATCAGAAAAAAACAATCTGATAAAGTTAAACTTTCTTCAGAAATTGTTGAATTGGAAAAGGCAATTGATAAAAAGAAAGAAACTCTCAATTCTCAAAAGTTTAATTCAGATACTGAAAGAAGAGCAGTAAAAAATGATTTGGATAGTTTGATCCGTGAACTTGGCTCAAAATCTTCACTTTATTCTTCGATTGTTAATGAATTAACTGCAATTGGAAAGGATGCGCCTGCAGCATTGGATTCACCTAAATATAGAATCCGAGGTTTTTTTGGAATTCCAAATCCAAAACTCGATCCTAAAACTGGTTCGCAAAGTGTAATCCAATTCTATACTTATTATCGGTATGTTCGCCCGGATGGCAGTCAAAGTAATGTCAAACAATACGAATATACAGATCAAAATGGACAAGTAAAAAGAGGAACATACAGTAATTTGCAAATGGTCAAATCGGAAATCAGACCTAAGGTTTACGATGTTGGGACCGGCAAATACGTTTGGGCTGAAGAAAACGTTGAAGATGCAGATATTATTAATATCAATCAAGTAGATATTCCGATTAGCAAAGGTGAAACCGTTGAATTTTATATTGTTTCAGTTTCAGAAGCGGGATGGCCATTAAATCCACTTTTGTCTGAGCCATCAGCAACAGTTGCAATTGAGTTCCCAACCGATTTGATTACTGAAGACGAAGCAACAGTTGCACTTCAAGAAGCATCAAGTGAATCTATTATTGTTAGAGTTGAAACCGACCTTCAGGCTCAAGGATTATATACACACCTGAGCAGTTCGTTCAATGCAGCCGAAAGATATTATGCACATAATGCTGATGTGGTTTCTTCAAATTTCTATACATCTGAGGGAAATGTTATTTCTTTATATGAAAAACTCAAAGAATACGAAACAAGAATTGCCACGTTAGAAGACCGTTTAAATCGAGTTGCTGGAAAAATTGCAATTTTTATTATTGACCCAGACAATAATGCTAAAGTAGCAATCAATACCGGAGATGTTATTCAATTATTTTCTGGGTACTACCGAGACTATGTTGATTTATTGCCGGCAAATGAACAAAGAGGTGCAATTGTTAATAAAACTTATCAAGTTGCAATACAAAATAGCGAAGCAACACCTTTACAATTAGTTTCTGTATTTCCAGGTGGAATCGGAGGGCCACTGCCAACAACTTTAACAAGTATTTCAACCCCGCCAATTCCAACATTTGGTGTAGGTTCGCCGTATGCTGCAATTTCAAGTACTCTTTTTGCGCCAAGCAATGATAGCGACTACAATAAATTCCGTAAATATGACCGAACACCAATTGTTCAAACAAGTGTAGGTGCATCTGATACTAATAATGCAAATAAATACACAACCGCATATTATCAAAGTGGACAAACAACAGGACAATTTATGTTTAGTCGATTTACTGATATTGGTTTATTAAATCCTCTTTACATTGAAACGCCCACTTTAATTAATAGAAAACTGGTTCCAACTGTTCCTACAACCGGGACTGAACCTTTTATTTGGAGAGGTACCTATACTGGAACATTGCCAAACGGAAATGGTACAGTTTCTGCTTTTTGCATTCATACTGACCATCCTGCTTTAAATAGCGGAACGGCTATTAACCTGTCAGGTGTTAACAGCTTCCAAACGCCAGATGTTACAATTGATACAACAACTGGATTTCCATTAGCAAATGAGGCAGTATCAAGATTCGTTCATGCCTTTGGGGTAAATTCTAGCGTATCGTCAACTGGAAAATGGTCACCACAACTGGCTTATTATCAAAGATTTTTAGCTAATACAACAACAGCAACACCATACTCTCCAAGCAGTTTAAACGAATTACCAGATAAATTTGGTTTCATTGCCGACGACCGTTATTTAATTGGTGAACAGACTTGCGGTTCATATCTATTTGTTGGGCCATCAACTTTCAATCAATTAAATGTAGACGGAACAGATGCTCGTTCCAAGAAAGAAGTTGAAACCGGGGATAATAATGCAATCCTAATTCCAATTATTTTCCAATTCCGAATGGAAGACTATTACGGCCCCGCCGGTGGCGCTGGAAATGGCTACGTTGGAGGTTATAATGGAACAACAGTATATCCGAAACAATTACAATATAGTAGAAGAATTGGTTTAGACGTTTATACACAAGACGAATCTGTTTTCTCATTTGATATTCAAGTAAGTGCAGCATATAAGAAAACATCATTAAGCCAAGTTGTTGCTACCGCAACTCCTGTAATTAACAAAGAGTTACAAAATATTGTCTACAACAAAAATACAATTAAAACACTAACAATATAAAATGACAGGTCCTAATTTTTATAAAATAGACTGTGAGCGAGAAATAGTTCTGCAGGGAAAAAGTAGTTATTTCTTAACAATTACCCGAAATGACAGTGCGGAACCAGGTGCAATTGATCCAAATAATTATTTATGCTTGGTATTATATCCTCAACCAAATACGTTTGAAACTCATATCGCTGACGTTGAGATTGAAAAAACTTCAAACACTACTGGAAATATTATTTCACAGCCTAGCAATCCGTTTCCAGGACTTTCCGGTGGATATAATCATCTTGGGACTAATTTAACATTAAAGAGTTATGAGAATTTAGGAGTGCAACTTCCAACGGAAATCACAGGTGTCGTACAAGGCGGTACCGCAGTTGAACTTACTTTTGACAATCCTTTTACTGTTGCGGCAACAGGATTGACTGGGCTATTTACTTTTGGGGTTTATTCAGAAGACAGCGGTTCTTGGAATATCAATTGCGTAAATGCCCCAACACAGGCCCAGACAATTTATACATCTTCTTCTATTATTGACTATACATATGACACCACGGTGCCAAATCCGTTTGACGGAACTATTAACAATCTTCCATTAGGTGCACCCGGAACTGCTGGAACGGGATACGTTGAAAGAAAAATAAAACAATTAATAGTCATACCATCGAATAATTTTTCACCATTTATAGCATCTAATAGCAATAATAATCTTGAAACCAGAGGAGCAACAATCCGAATTGACTATAATGGCGAAGACGCTAGTCATCTGAAATTAAATATTCTAATTGCAGAATTGCCAGTTGTATCAGATCCAAATTTAAGAAATTTGGTTAATTCGTATTTAGGATCGGGTGCATTTGGTGTCAAAGATTACGTAGGACCTGCAACTAATTTGGACTTCCAAGAAATCCATTTCTTTGGGTACCCAGAAAATTATGCCCGAACACAAAGGGACATGGATGGCATCCAATATAGCTTCACAGAACCATTGTACGAAGACCAAACAAGTTTTTCATTACTAAAAACAAACCCAAAGTTAAGTGGAAATGTTAAAATTACAACAGACTCAGTTGGTGATATTTGGTTAAACTCATTTGATGCAAATGAAGAACTAGCAAAAAGTGAATATAAAAGATTTGCAATCAGCACAAATTCAACTTATCAAAGGGATTTATACTCATTTTTTAAAAATGGAAATACTCCAACTGAAACTGTTTTTGGCCTTTATCAATTTGACAATCAGTATTTAAATAATAAAACTGAGTACTATCAACAGTTTGATAATTTTTATAATTATGGAATAACTCAATTAAAAAGTAAATTTTATGATGAGAATTATTCATTTTTAGCACCTTTGTGGATTCGTAAAAAGTTGCCGGATTTCTTTATTATTTTAAGAGTCAATCATCCAATTGACCCAGAAAGCTATTACTCAGATTTCAACAAAAAGGATGCAATATCTGAATATTTTAAAGATGCTCGGATTATTAAATCATTCGATATTCGAGAAACGAGTAAGCTAGGTGGGTATCTAAGAAAAATTATCAATGACCCGAGGTATAAAGAACGCCCATTGGATGTTTCCTGGGACCAAGATACTGCAACTTATTGGAACGGTATATCATACCAAAAAGCAACAATGACCGGAAAGGGCGAGTATTTATATGATTTCTATACACAAGACCGTCCTGTTAAAGAGTTCGAAGAGTACATAACTGATGGATTCCAACGAAATGGAATTATCAGTACAAACCTGATGAACTTGGAATTTTTGTTTGACGATGAAGAAGCAGATTTATATAGTATTAACCGATACATTGGTTTATATGTTTCGGAAAATCAATTAGCAGAATTTGAAATTGAACCAACAGTATTAGGAAAAATATTTGAGCAAACACCAGCACCAAAGCCAGGTGTTGATGGACAACCGTACACACTTAGAACATTCATACAGAATAATCCAAACGGAATCGAGATACCTGTTAATTATTATCATAACAGCACATATTCAGTTAATGGAACTAATCTTCCCGAGAACCCAGGATTGGTTGTTGGGAAATTTCCATTGCCGACAATGGTAGATGACCCATTACGTCTATTTTATATCAAAGACCGGGATGATGTTTTTAAACGAATAACTGAAATTAAAGAAGTTGATTATGGATATCCGGGGACTACTGATTATCGACGAGTAACACAATTAAAACTTTTTGATAATTCGGAGAACATTAGCCAATACGGCGGCGTTAATGATATTGTCTCACAATTCCCTGCAAATTTGCTTGGAAGTGGAAATTCTCAATTGAGATTGCATTTATTAGATAATAACGGAACAGGCGTTTTTGAAACAGATGAAGAATTACTTATTAAAGTCAAAAGGTACAATGACGCTGGTGGGGCTAATACTTATTATGTTCAAATAACAAATGTAACCCCAACATCTGTATCTGTTCAATATTTTATTAATCAGTCAGTCGACCAATTAGCTGCAGGTTTTTCACAACCAGCAGTAGGTGGTTCTGTAACACTAACAATTGGAAACACAAGTGGGTTTTCAGTCGGGGAAAAGATTTACATTGTTACGGGTGGATATTATCAGATAACTGCAATTACATCAACAACTCAGATGGATGTTGTTAATATCGGTGGTCCGCAAAACGCATCGCCGACAACCTCTATTGGACAATATGCTTTACTTGCAAATTCATTAACCGGGGAGGCTACTTATTTTCTGTCGCCTCTTGGATTTTTGTTAAATATAGACAATTATCTAACAATCAATTTACTTTCCTTTGGAATTACACCATATTCTGTTTTGGATTCTTGGAGAATTGAAGTTGATTTTCCAGTAATTCAAAAATTTGTCCTTCCGGGAACTTTAACTACATCAGCTTTGGATGCGGAATATAAGACCGGTTACGAGCAGTTTACATGGAAAATGATTGCTAGCGGAATTGGATTACCCGCTGGAGATGCGTGGGATTACCCACAGTATGATCCAAATAGTTTTGAATGGATATCACAATTTAGTAATGAAGGTAGCCCAGAGGATGTTGCTGGTGCATTAGCAATGTGTATAAATTCCTTTCAGAACATACCAGTAACGGCATGGGCTGACGGGAGAGTTGTCTATTTGAAATCAAAATTACAGTTTGAAGAAGGAAATAGTATTACATTTATACGAAATCTAAAACAAACGAGCATTTATGAAAACCTTGGTTTTTATGAAGACGCAAATGTTGATAGAGGAACGAAACTTAGCCTAGTTGATTATAACGGCACAGGTGGACCTAACTATTATTTAACAAATGTGTTTCCTGAAATGGTTGACCAACCGGCATCTTATAATATTGCTGGTAGCTATTTTGTTAGAATTTCACGAGGTGTAAACCTCACCACTGTGTTTGTAAGAAGATATGTGGACCCAACTACTTATGCAACCGCAATAACAACTGGGGTAATGCCAGTTTATAATTTTACATTCCCAACAACGGATGACCGATATTTTGATTCGAGATTACCTTTTAGTATTGATATTAAACAAATACCATTTAATACTGTTCACGAACAAGTTTACACAATAACTTCTGAGTTGGTGGTTGAGCAATTATTTGTTGGTGGAATTAAAAGAATAAGAAATCGTGCGGCAATAGGAATTACTGATGCTGAAAAATATTATCAAAACCGACAAATTAAAAGAACTGTTAATTTAACTACAGGCTCGAATAATATTTCCATTTCGCCAACTGGGATGTATATCGGTGCGACTGTCTCTGGAAACGGAATCCCAGCTGGGACAATTGTTTCAGACATTCGAGCAACTGAAATTTCTATCAGCAATTCAGCAACCATAACCGGAAATAGTGAATTAACAATTGGCTCAATCAGCATTTTAAATGATACAGTAATCTATCAACAATGGTATCAGTGCTTAAAGGAAATGTATCGCCGAATGAAAGGCTGGGAAGTTCAAGGAAAACTTGTTTATTCATTACCTTATTTGGAAGAGCCGACATTTGATGCTGAAGAGTATTTGAACGGATATGCCAACTATCAGACAAAAGCAATTATACAGTTGGATGACCCAACCCAAGAGTTTTTTTATTCTCCGGATAAAAGAGTAGTTGCATACAGTGTCTATCGCCCAACTATGGGTGTGTTTAGTGTATATCCAATTAAAGCATTTGACTTTGATTATTTTCTGTCAGATTATGCTTATACACCAACATTGGAAGCTATAAAATATTTTGAATCTGAAACTCTCGAGTCAGGTGACACAATTGAACTATATCCATTTAATAATTACAAAATTACTCAAACTACAACTGCAACATTCACAATGGTGATTTCAGCTTATGACGGAAATCGAAAGGAATGGCTCGATATTGATACAATTGTAATGGACGGATTAGATACTTCAAAAAGTATTATACTTAATACTTTCTATCCTTTTTACGATTATGATATTAACGAATATCCGTATAAATCTGAAACTGTGTTTGTTTCTGGAAAACAGTACACGGCAGCAGGAAGAAGAAACTATGACAGAAGATATTTGTATACTCCGGATGGTGATATAATTTATCCAACATTATTTAGATTGAGATATCAATCGAGTGGTGCTGATAGTATTACAATCACAAATGCAAATTATACAGTTGACCAAGATATTGCAACGTTTAACGGATTTGCAGGGATTCAAGATATTACAAGTATTGGAGATGCCGACGTTATTGAGCAATTAAAACAGAATGGCGAATTTATCAATGCCTTTACTTATCAATTGTTATTTTCTGAATATGATAGACTTCGAGAAAATTATAATAAAGATTGGGCAGTAAAATCAAAAGTAGTTCCTTATATCAATAAATGGGCGCAAGAAGGTACTGATGCCAGAGACAACTATTACCGATTAAATAATTCAATGGCATTTGGGATTGCAAATATCTCGCCTGCAGAAAATGTTGACTTTTCAGAGACAGCATTACTAACACAGGAATTTCCTTATTTAGATAGTGTTCCCAAGGATTATCCAATTTCCAACTTGGAATCGACTCGAGGGTATTTCTTTTCTAAACTTTCAGATGTGGTGACAAAAAGTAAATCTTGGTATGAGTTATTTACATCTGATAACACAAACGATTGGTTTACAAAATATTTCTCAGTTGGTTATCCTTCTGATTTAAATTACAACGGTGAACCTATTCCAAAACCAAGAGATGAAAGATTTACATTTTTTAAATATAATGACGGAATTGGACAATCACAAACGCTATTCCGAGGTGGAAAAATTCAGCTACTTTCGTTTAACGAGACACTACCAGGTCGGCCTTTAAATCTGGATAATTCAGAATTTAATGATTATAAATTCTCGGCAATTACAAGATTTGAGCCGTTCGAGCCGTATGCAAAACAAAAACCTGTAGACATCCAAGTATTTAGAAATAAAAAATGGAAATGGGTTGTTCTTCTTATTACAGTTAGAATCCAAGATTATCGAACACAATCTGGTAGTGGAGAGTTTATGTTCCAATATTTTATGAACGATATTCTAAGCAACCACAAGCAGAATCAGTTCTTATTGGATTTAGCTACGCCAACTCCTCTTGCAGCAAGTTCGCAATTGCGTAATTTTTATCCTTATAATTCAAAACCAAGTTTAGGATTTAATGACTATTTAGATGCTGCAGTTCTTCGTCCAAGACAAGGAATGCTAGGCGGTGGGTATGTCCATTTAGGCGATAAGAAACTTGGGGGAATTGCAGCAGATACCCCTTCGGTTTCACCAATATACACACCTTCTTTATCAGGTCCTCAGTTGGAATTTGGATTTAATAATATTGATAACAGATATAACTTTAATGTTCTTGAAGAGATTTATCCAATCCAAAATAACTATCGAATTGACCCGACCATATATACAATCAATACAAATTTTTCCAAAGTTGTTGCACGAAACTATGGCAGAGAAGGTTTTACATTTAATTTCTTGACTGTTTATAAAAATGATTCACCATTAAGATATACTGTTAGAACAAGTGTGGATAATCAAAGCCGAGATAATGTATTTAATACGGCAAGTATCAAAATAGGTGCTGGCGAATATTATAACGGTTTTTCTGCATTATTTACTCCGTTATTGAGTCCGTTATTTAATGGTTCAAACAGTCCAAACTATTTAACATATCAAGTTGATAATCAAATTCCACTGCCTGAAATGGAAACATATCATTTGGAAGGTGGGACGCTTGGATTTCAGTCAATTAAGTTTTATTTAACATACGGAAACTTATTTAAACTATTTAATACTTCTGACCCGATTGTTGAATACTTTGATATTTCGGATGCCGGAGAAACTAAGTACAACCCAGGCGAAAATACATATCAATTAAAATTTATAAGCCCAGACGCTATTATTAAAGAAAATGTACTAAACTATTCTCCAGATCAAGACAAACCAGATGAATTTAGAACAATCGAAACTGTTGGGTATAACATTGTAAACACCGGCGGCCGGGAATTTTTGCTCAGACACCGAGGTGTATATGAACCTAAGACACGAGATGTTCTTTCGTTTTGGCTACGAGAAGATAGTGAAATGAGTAATCATTTTGAAATTGACTTTTTATTAAAAAATACCAGAATTGACAATTTATCTCAGCTGACTGGGATGGTTAAAAATTATGGTATTAATAAAGTTGCAACTGCAGGGAATATAATGCAAATTGCTAGAACTTCTGCTTATAAAAGTGTTTATCCACTCGTAAATGAAATTGCGGTTGATGCTTCGGATTATTTTGTATTTAGTTCTACGTGGGATGGTGGATTTTACCGTGAATACGCAACAACGAGTAATTTTACACAAAAGGATGGGATAAATGAAATGACAGAATACAAAACGTTTTTAGCGTCAAAGGCAATGAACGTTCCTAAAAGTTTCGAATTTCATACATTCAATAATACAGATGAAGTAACATTCACAGTCATTGAACCAAGTCTTTCAATTGGAATTGATACGTTAAGTACAGGAAACGCCGCGCAGCAAAGTAAACCCAATGCGAATCGTCCAAAGTTAATTATCAGATTAAACTTAAGAAATCGTCTTCTTCGACAGTTGTTGAGTGATATAGATTCTATACCAAACAATGAATTTGAAAGACTTTTAACAATTACAAGTAATACAACATTATCAGGATTAACACAAACAGAAATTGATGAACTTAAAGTAGAATATTTTACAAAAAATATTCTTCAATTATATGAAGTTTTTAATATTTCTTTATATTTCAAAAATCAAAAAGGATTAGATATTTTAAATCTAAATCTTACTGAATTGGAAAAAGCGAGAGCAGGATATAAAATTGACAAAAACTGTCAGCTAACAACGATTTCAGATTTTGAATTTGAAATAACTAAAATTTTAGATCCTAAAGTTGATGCAGGATTTAGCTTGGCAGCAACTTTAAAAAGAATATAATGATATATACTAAAAGGTAAAATAATCGAACAATGCTAACACTACAACAATTACTTGAAAGCGATAGTCTTGCAACTATAGTAGCAAAACTAAATAATAATTTTCAAATTCTTAATGCCACAAACGGTGGTCCACAAGGGATTAGAGGTCAACAAGGAATTCCTGGGTTGCCTGGAAGAGTCGGTCCTCTCGGTCCGACAGGCGCACAAGGACCGACTGGAACTCTTTTAGGAATTATTCCCTTTGCGAAAATAAGTGCAAGCACCGCAGGTGTTGGACCCACATCTGGGCAATTAGCGCCAAACAGTCAACCGGCAGGGGAATGGCCGTTAGCATCATGGACGTGGCTGATGAATTATCACGGCGCAGGTATAACTTCTTCCTTTTCTGGATTCTCTGGGGGAACAGGTGCCACCGCGCATTCAGGTGACATTTACGTTGACCATGCAAACAAAGGATATTGGAAATATTTAGAAGCAGTGGATGCAACTGGTGCTTATGACCCTGGAACTGTAACTTACCCGGCGGAATATTTATCCGGCGGTATATATGGAACCGCTGCGACTGGTCCATATCCAGATTTTTCTGGAGGACTTGGATGGATTGGAAACGGATGGTATTGGTATTCAACAGAAGATATAGCAAACGTAATTGGTGGAAATGTTTGGATAAATGATATTACAACATATTTGTTTAGTCCTACTGCTGCGGGTCCTTATCCTGGTTCGACAGCAACACCTTTGAGTATCCCAAATGCTCGTTTGGAATCAAAATATGGTTCTGTGTGGATAACAAGCGGTAATGATCTCGGGGGCGATGATAATTTGCCAACAACTACAATCGAAGCGTGGGGAGGAAACACTGCTGGGTTTAACCCGTCAAGGGTAAACTCTGGTATTGACAGACTACTATTTAAAATGTCAATTGATACGATTCCTTATTTAGGAAACATCACAGCTCGTGGGTTTACTGGACTTTCCGGCCCAGCATATTCAGAGTCTTCTACTTATCCAGAATCAGCTAATGGAACTGCGATGCAGTCCCCATTAGCAAATACATACTGGGTCAAACCACAATATGAAACAACAATTGAAAAATTTTCACCACTTATATTTTTAAGCGAAAGAAATATAGATGCAGTTATTGACAATAGTTCTTCGTTAGGTTTGTATATGCACACGTCCCAAGATGCTGGTGGAAAAAGCAATCTAAATAAAAGTTTATTTTTATGGAGCAGTAGATATTCACCGGATCCTGTGGAAATGTACCCGGCCGGATTTACTGGAATTGACAGTGCTTCAACGAAAAACTATGGTGAATTTATCATGGACACGAGACGTTTGATTGTATCTAATCAATATGTTTGTTCAAGTCCAACAGATATGAAATTATCCGGAGATTGGATTGATTACATAACTGGTCCCGAAGCTTATTATGAAGAATCAAATATTAGTAATAGCTACAGATATCGAACATTCCAGGGGTACATTAGCTCAATAAACGGTAAATCAATAACTGGAAATCCAAATGCTGTTAACTACTGGGAATATGGATTAGGTGACGGAACAACTTACGGGTTGACTGGTGGAACACACGATACAGCAAGTGGATTAACTGGTATGCAGACAAGAAATACATGGTATGGAAGCTCAGTTTTTGATGAATTGCCTTCTAACTGGGACGGTTTAAATCCGGGCCAAGGAAACTATATTAGAGTTGCAGGGATGATGGATCGAGGAAGACGATTTGACGACTTGACAGACGTAGCAGGTGTTGGTACTGGAACTAACTTTTTAAGTGAACTTGTTTTTTATACTTCACATTTTAAATTTGATTTAGCGGGTGGGACTGGATTA